CGGAAGCGCAAAAACAAGCACTCAGAAATCGCAAAGGAGGTAATCGATGAAAGCGAAGGATCGTAGAAAGCGAATGAGAGAGAAGTTGGCCCAGAGACACAAGGAGGCTTACGACAGGAAAGATTCTTGGGGAGCAAGCACAGGAATATTCAAATCCCCTCTGCCTGAGGGCGTAACTATGTGGAAATGTGGTGAGGGAGAACATATGGTTGATATTATCCCTTTCATTGCAGGAGATAAAATACCTCCCCCTGACAAACCTGGAGAGGAGAGCTACATATTAGACATCTGGGTCCACAACAACGTAGGTCCATCAGACGCCAGATTTGTATGTCTGTCTCGGACCCTTGAACTGCCCTGTCCTATCTGCGAAGAGCAAGACAGGATGAGAGATTCAGATGGATATGATGATGACGAGATTAAAGCCTTGAACCCCAGCCGACGGGCAATATACAATATTATCTGCCGAGACAGCCCAAAAGAGGAAGCTAAAGGCATTCAAGTTTGGGAAATAGCTCACTGGTTTATGGCTAAACATCTCGACGAGAGATCGAAAAAGCCTAAAGGCGGAGGCTACATCTACTATACATTGCTCGACGAAGAAGGCAAAACAGTCTATTTCAAGAGGAAAGGTACAAGTCAGAGAGGTACTGAATTTCTAGCGCACGACTTCATTGACAGAGAAGAGCCTCTGGATGAGAACCTAGTAGAGAAGGCACACCCTTTGGATCAGTTAATAGCGTGGCCTTCATACGATGAAGTGTACAACGCATTTCACAAGAAACCACCAAAGGCAGAAGAGCCAGAACCTGAAGCGGCAGAAGAGCAAGAACCTGAAGCGGCAGAAGAGCAAGAACCTGAAGCGGAAAAACCTGAATCGGCAGAAGAGCCAGAGCCTGAAGAACCTGAAGCGGAAAAACCTGAAGCGGAAGGTGAGCTTGTTTGTCCTGGTGGAGGCAAAGTCGGAATAGACTTCGAGGAACTTGAAGCTTGCAAGAAATGTAAAATATGGGATGAGTGTGATGAGGAGTACACTCGGATCAAAAAACGCAGGGAAGAAAAGAAAAAGCCTGAATTGGCGAGGAGGAGTGGTAAATAATGGCAGAACTTGTCAGACGTGCCGCACAGCAAGTAGAAAATGAGGCGATGTCCGACGAGGAAAGAAAGCTTATTAACAGGAAGCTTAGTTTTGATAGGGTCATTTCCACAGGCTCTACCCTGCTTGACCTTGCCATCAGTGGCAATAGAATACGGGGTGGAGGCATCCCTCCAGGCATTATACTTGAAATATTCGGTCCGCCTGGAGGGGGAAAGACCCAACTTCTCGTCGAGATATGTGCTTCTGCCCAAGCAAAAAAAGGTAGCGTCCGCTTCTTAGATCCAGAGGCTAGGCTAGACAAAGAATATTCTGAGCTGATGGGGATGAGTCTGCAGGAAGAATGGGCAGATTATCATAGACCTGATCTAGTAGTCCAAATGTTCAATGATTATGTCTGGCCTTGGGAACCAGAAACCTCTGACGCTATCAATGTGATAGCTGCGGATTCTTTGGCTGCTCTTAGTACCAAGCTTGAGATGGAAGACGAAGACAAAATGGGGATGAAAAGAGCAAAAGACTTTTCGATGGGAGTCCGCAAAACATGCAGGTTAATAGCTAACAATGGATGGATTCTAGCTTGTACGAACCAATTACGACAAGGACAACACGGCGATGTCACTCCAGGAGGAAAAGGTATTCCATATTTTGCTTCAGTGAGAATAAGAATAGCACCCAAATTCCAGAAGAATAAGATTGAAAAAACAGTCACAGTAGATTTTGGAAAGAAGAAACAAGTAAAAGAGATCATCGGTATTATAAGTAAGTGCAAAGTAACAAAGAACACAGCCGACAATCCTTTCAGGGAAGCTCTGGTGTATATCATATTTGGCTATGGGTTCGATGATATTAGAGCAAATCTTCAATGGGCTAAGGATATGTCAGGCGACACGTCTTATGATGCCTTTACACACAAATACCAAAAGCTAGAGGATGCTGTTATTCACATTGAAAATGAAGGATTGCAAAGTAAGTTGAGGGACAAAGTGATAGATATGTGGGAAGAAATACAGGAGAAACTGAAAGTTAAAAGGGCTCCAAAAGTAAGATTCTAAGGGAGGTGATCTATTTGAAAGTCGATTATATAATTGTTGATTCCGATTTCGTCTGCTACCAAAACAAACACTCAATGAAAGAACTGTCTTGGGAAGATAAGCACACGGGAGTTATATTCGGCTTTCTAAGAGACACCTTATCTCTGGCTAAGAATCTGGAATGCAATAATTTTATATTTGTCTGGGATTCCGATAAGTCAAAAAGAAAGAAGATGTTTCCAGACTATAAAGCCAACAGAACAACCAAAGAAAAGACCCCTGAAGAGGAAGAACTGAGCAGGATTACTCATCCTCAATTTGACATAATCAGAGATGAGATACTTCCATACATCGGATTTAAAAATAACTTTATACAAGATGGCTTAGAAGGGGATGATCTGATAGCTAAGATAATCTTAGACCATGACTGGACTAACCTTGCGGTCGTAACGATAGATAGTGATCTTTATCAGGTTCTCAGCCCTAATGTATTTATCTATAACCCCAGAAAAAAGAAAAAGTACACCCTAGATGACTTCAAAAAAGACTGGGGGATTGACCCTTGGCAATGGTCTAACGTGCTGTCTTTAGCTGGTTGTTCTACTGACAATGTTCCAGGAATAAATGGAGTAGGTAAGCCCACCGCTGCTAAATACATTAGAGGGGAATTGCCTCCTACAAGAAAGGTCGTTCAAAGGATACAATCAAAGCAGGGCAAGGAAATAAAGAGAAGAAATGATTGGCTGGTAAAACTTCCTTTTCAAGGCACAGTTTCCATGACGATAAGAAGCAAGCAGAAGCTATCAAAGGACAGGTTTATTAAAGTATGCAGGAGATACGGATTTGAATCTTTCTTGAGGAAAAGCAAATATCAAGAGTGGAAGGAGGTGATGGACCTTGTCTAAAGGTGGGGACTTCGAGTTGGAGATCACAAAAGAACTAAGTCTGTGGATAACTGATGGGAAGAGCAAAGAAGTTTTTAGAAGAGGAAGGAGAGGAGGGAGGGGAGACATAACTTACAGAGAACCTATCGGAAAACCTTTGATAGACGCTTGGAATATAGAGTGCAAGACTGGGTATTCTAGGAAATATAAAGCCACCCTTAAAAAGAAAAGGAAGATAACTAATTGGTGTATCATAGACCCGATTGACTCACGTGGATCTAACACAGTCTTTCAGGACTTCTGGGAACAGTGCGCCGAAGACGCAGACAAGACAAAAAGAATCCCTATACTCATCTTCAGGAGACCTTACATGATGACCTGTATAGCTTTCCGTCAATCCTTGTTCAACAGGATGATAGAAATATACGGTCCTCCTAGAGGTCAATATGTACTCGCCAACGTATTTGGCGAGACTTTAGCAATACAAACTCTCAAACAATTTTTTGAATGGGTTCCAAACCCAAACCTGATTTTAATGCCTAAACTGGTGAGAAGAGTATGACAGTAGATGGAATAGAAATAAAAAATGTCCAGCCACATGAACACACAATAATTGAACCTTCCAAAAGAGTAACAGTAATACAGGGCACATCTCATTCAGGAAAGTCCTCAATCGTCCGAGCAATAAAGAAGCTCATAGAGAATAGACCTATGGGAAGAGAGGGGTTATTGTCTTGGTTTGCTAGTGACAAAGATGAAATAAGCATTGGGATGTCCTTTGAGGAAGGAACATACGTCTACAGGGAGCAAACTAAATCAGACAATAGATATACCACTAGTGAGAGCAAGAAACCGCTAAGAGCCATACGAAGTGATGTTCCAGAGGAAGTGTTGGCTATAACTAAAATGAACTCAGTTAATATACAGTCCCAGCATGACCCTTACTTCATGCTTCAAAACACTCCTGGAGAAGTTGGGCGGATGTTCAATGAAGCGGTAGGGCTGGAAATAATCGACGAAACTATTTCCCAAGCTAAAAAATTGTTCAACCTAATAAATGCTCAGAGAGCAGCTTGCTACAAGCAAGTGGAAGACTTGGAGAATGAGTTTTCTAGATACAAAGGATTAGATGAAATAAAACCTTTTATAGAAGACATAGAAAAAGCCTATGAACATTTAGGCATTCTGCAAGTCAGCAGAGAGAAGCTTCTGTCCTATTGGCTTGACATGGAAGTTCTTGAAGGAGACATTCTCTTGACGAAGGAGTTTCTCAAACTGGAAGATGACTATAAGAAACTGCACTCCCTCGCCTCCCTCACGAATGCAAAGATTAGGAAAAGACAGGAAATATATGCCCATGTACTTGAATGGACAATGACTGAAGCCAGAATTGCTGTGAACAGAAAATGGGTAGATCAATATGAAAAATTCATAGAGATTCGGAATATCGCTCAGAACATGTCAAAATTGCGCTCAGATCGCATCAACTTGAAACGTGTACTCAGATATATAATCGACACAAAAAACGAAATCCAAGCTAAAACCGAAGCATTATCTGACACTCGCAGAAAAATATACGAACTGTTACAGAAGACTAAGATTTGTCCTTTCTGCTACACAGAAATTGACAGAGATACCATTGACCACATCTGCGAGAGGAGGGGGATAAAATGAAGATACTGTGTGGTCCCGACTTGCACATCAGAGTAAGACCTCCAGAACACAGGATAGACGATTTTGTGGCGACACAGAAGCACAAGATAAAATGGATACTAAACCTAGCTAAGAAGAAAGATTGCAAACTAATATTGTTTCCTGGAGACCTTACAGACCATCCTAAACTTCCTCACCACATAATTGACCATTACATCAGGGTGTTCAGAAACTACCCCAATCAAACTAAACTAGCTGTTAGAGGGCAACATGACATGCTCTACCATGTAGAGTCTGACAATACTCCTATATCAGTGATGGACGCCTCAGGGGCAGTCAACTTGATCGGCGGTGCCTACTATACTGCTTCTAGAGAGCCCAACATGGGGTGGGTCGTAATATATGGCGCAGACTTTGACCAACCCATTCCTGAAATACAGAACCCTGACCCTCTGCAAGTCAACATACTACTTATCCACAAGATGTTTGTCCTTGACAGATTGTGGGAAGGGCAGGAAGACTTTGTTAGGTCTTTGATTTTCTTGAAGACAACTAAATGGGACTTGATAGTGTCTGGTGACAATCACCAACATTATATGTCGTTCGCAAAAGGAGACAGATTTCACGTAAACTGTGGTTCTCTAATGAGACAGAGCATCGATCAAAAGAACCATAAACCTGTAGTCTACATTTACGATACAGAAGAGAGGACTCTGAAACATTATCATGTCCCCATAGATCCTATCGAGAAAGTAATGGACCTCGAGAAGGCAGAGGAAGACAAACAGCAAAGTCTAGAGCTTCAGGCATTCGTCGAAAGTATTCAGGAGACTACAGAGATAGAAGGATTAGACTTTGTTAAGAATTTAACTAACAGACTCCAACAAGAAGATATTAGTCCAGGTGTAAAACAATTAGGAGAAGAAGTTCTAAAGAAAGCGGGTGAACTCACATGAAAACAGATGAAATCATAGACAAACTGGAAGGTCTTGAGGAAGATTTTGAGGAAAAAAAGAAAAGTCTCGCTAGGGATGAAGGCCGACTAGAATCTTTACAAGAGAGGATGGAGAAGGAGTTTGGCATTAAATCCTTGAAGAAAGCAGAGAGTGAGCTTATCAGATTGGATAAAGAGATCGAAGAATCAGAAAAAGAACTCCACGAAAAGTACAAAAATATGAAAGAAGCGATGGAGAAGATCGATGTACAATCATAAGGAATTTACAGAATACAAAAACTGGTTTTATGAATTAGCAGGTCAACGTGATCTGCTAGAAGTTCAACTGAGAAGGGCTGAGGAAGAGAAAAACCTTCTGGATCAAGGATACGAAGATGCTTTGTTTTTAAGAGCATTAGTCCAAGAAGTAGCCCAACAGACGATGAATAATCTCTCCTATCACATATCCAATATAGTCACAGCAGCATTGAAAGCCATACCTTTCCCTGATGCTCCTGAGTTTGAAGCCGAGTTCGTAAAAGGAAGAAATCAGGTTGAGTGTAACTTATGGTTTGTCACCAATGGCAACAAAAGCAAGCCTATAGAGTCTAGTGGAGGCGGAGCCCTCGACGTTACCTCTCTAGCATTGAGGCTCACCTACTGGTCTCTCAAAAAGAACCGACCCACCTTCATCCTCGACGAGCCTTTCAAATACGTCTCTGTCGATCTCCAAGAGAAGTGTGCCGAGATGATCAAGATGCTGTCAGAGAGGATGGGTGTGCAGATCATTATGGTCAGTCATCTTCCCAACATCAACATCACCGCTGATAAAGAGTACAGGGTGGAGATGAAGGATGGGAAGAGTGTAGTGAAGGAAGTTAAATAGCATTTTAGCCATGGGAACATCAGTAAGTGGGGGCCGACACCGCTGGCATCTTTTGGAGGGAGTGATGTATGGAAGAAGTAAAGAAAACAATACAAAGGTTACGGGATTATGTTGATGATGATCGTATAGTGGGTTACAGGCCCAGTGTACTCACCAGACCCATCTGTCGGTCAGACATTATCTTGGTATTGAAGCGCATCTCCGAGCTTGAAAAGCGCATCTCCGAGTTGGAGGATATGGTTGAAGTTGCTAGGTCAGTAAGAAAGGAAAGAATTAGAGAGCTTGAGCAGCAACTTATAATTAAATCAATTGAAGAACGTAGGGAAGAAGCACTAAAAATTGTTAAGAAATATACTGAAGAATACAAAAAGCTTGAGCAGGAGAACGCTCGGCTTCGTGAGGAAATTAAGGAATTGAAACTCCGAATTGCTGATATGGAAACTTATTTACAGTAGATGAGAGTGATGACACTTTGCCAGCGGTCTGCTTGGAAGCTATACGGCCTAGGACGCATAGTGGAGGGCAGTGTGGGGGAGGACAGTCGGCATTGGGAACATCAGTAAGTGGGGGCCGACACCGCTGGCATTTAAGGAGGGAGAAAGAAATGGCAGATGCAGATGATAAAATCATACCTTGGATTCCAGAGGATCAAGGAGAGGGTATTAAGGATTTCTTTTCTGGGTATGTAACACGTTGCCCGAAATGTAACTCTATGAATATTTGGCAGATGTTTATGGCTCATTACGGCTGTTTAGACTGTAAGCATAAATGGGGGGAGTGATGGATAAGCCTTGGATAGTTGGAAGATGGGATATTTGCCCAAAACTTCATGCAATGAATGACATGGGCATTGATTCAGAGCGAACCACAAAAGCAGGTAGGCGTATTTATAGCAGAACACGTACCTATAATGCCGAATGCTATGCTGAAAAAGATGGAGAAAGGTGTACTCGTCGTGGAAGGTGTATCTTGGCATACACAGACTAGGCAGTGGGGGTGAGGGATGGAAATCATTGTTGAGTGCGTAGAGTGTGGTTCAATACTAGAGCAAAACAAAACCACGATAAAATGGGGAGATGTAGTTATCCAAGTGATTCCATGCGACTGCATTAATATGGAGCCAGAAATCGCCAAACAAGCATTGTAGGAATAAGTCCAGCGGTCCCGAAAGGGTGGGCATGGGATGTCGGCACAAGGAAGGCGTGGGAGCTGACACCGCTGGCATTTAAGGAGAAAGTGATGAGTTGGACAAAAGTGGGAAGTTGCCCTCATTGTGGGGCACCAATTTATGAACCAATGGTCTGGCATGGAGTATTGCCGCCACCGCCGCAATACACTTGTGCCTGTGCGCCAAAAGTGGAAACAAAGACAAAGTGGAAACAAAGACAAGCAATAATACAAGTATAGATAAATAAGTCCAGCGGTCTAGGTGCTGATGAAGAGGGTGGGCTGTCAGCTTAAACTACTGGATAAAGCAGAATAGGGGTAGGTCGACACCGCTGCATTTAAGGAGGGAGTAATGACAGTAAAATGCCGTAATTGTGGTTATATATGGAAGGGAAAGATAAGAGAACCCGCTCCAATGTATTGTCCTTGTTGCAACCATACTGCGTGTTGGTGGACATTCTGGTAGATTTGAAAAGGGTTTACAGGAGTAGGAGATGAGTGATTATATAGTTCAGCATGTTATGGAGATTGTGAAAAAAATACACGATGATACTGGGGTGAGATTGAAAGAGTTCTCAGTGACATGGGGGTACAGCTTAGATATAGGTCGCTGTTTCGTTGGTGGAGGCAGGGTTGAAGTCTTCCCACTAGAAGGCCATCAGTTAGATGCGGACTACTTCACTCGCATTATAGACACTGCTAGTAAGGCTTACGAGAGATGGAATGTGATGTTTAAAAAATTCACTTTTGATTGGAAAGATGACGAATTAGAAGGGTGTCACTATAGGTGGGAAAGGGAAGAAGATGAGCAAACAAGCGAAGAGAGGACGGAAGTCGAAGAAGGAACAGAAGAAAGCCAAAAAGAGAAGGATGAAGAAAAGCAGAAAAGGTAAGGGTGGGAAATGAGGCCTCCCTCATGGATGGATCAGGGTAAATACTGCCTTCTCTACAAAGAGTGCGGATGGTTTAAGGTAGAACAATTCATCAAAGAAGGTAGCTGTCATCTGAGATTAAAATGCACAGGGACATGGCACAGTTGCCCTATGAGGAAAAGAAAATGAGAACTCGATGCTGCAAGTGTGGAATTAAGTACAGTAAGAAAAAAGGTAAGGGTCTAACGTGGAGAGACAGATTTGAGAATGAACACTGGACATGCGACAAGTGCGTCCCAAAATTAGGATGGAGACAGGGAAAATGATAGAAATACAATACGCTAAATCTTCCTCGTTGAAGATTGAGCTAATACGGTTTTTTAATAAAGGAAAATCGCAACTTGCCTTAGTCAAGTGCTCTTTACTTATAAATGGAATTCCTATTGCAGAAACCACTAAGGCTTTGGAAGCAGGTAGTACATTGGAATTTTCTAACCATCAAGCCGTTATGAATCAGATAAGTTACGAAGGATTGGAGCCTTTACTCGAAAACATCGAGAAGGTTAAAGGCCTGCTCTTACCTACAGGAGAATAAAGAAAATGATAACCAAAGGAGGTGATAGCATGAAACTGAAAACCATCCTACCACTGCTAGTTATATTTGCTCTCGCAATCCCCCTAAAGCCAACGAATTTGAAAGCAGATAGGGAATCCTATAAAGAGCACGTATTCGATGAGTTGAGGAAAGATATAGACAAGAGTCCATATTACTCCAGAAGAGAAAAAGCCGACATGAAAGTCAAACTATACGAGAAGATGTATGGAAAAGACGACTTCGAGATACCCCTTATTGCATGGTTGGGCATCATTCTGGCTATAATTGGGTGCAAGATTGCGATTAAATTAGGGAAACAAAAATGAAAGTGCCATTCGGGAAATTTAAAGGGTTAGACATAGAGGAAGTACCCTCTAGATACCTCCTCTATCTGACGGAACAGGACTGGTTTAACGACAAGTTTGTGCAACTGTCGAATGAAGTGGTGAAAGAGTTGGAGTGGAGAGATAAATGGGACAAGCACATTTAACCATCACTATCCTTATCCCGCAATTTTATCCCCAGTGCTTTTTCGTAACTCTCAATCTTAGAATTAGGAATTTTTGCATTTTCACACAGATCAGCCATAATAAGATTACCCAACATCAACCGTGCATTTATCATCTCTAATGTTCTGTTTAACTTCTCCCGAAACTCCTTCTGTTCCTTTGCTCTACGTGCAAGATTTTCCATGCAAACCTCGCATTGCTCCTTTGTTACGAACTTCTTCTCCATGCGGTGAGCATCCCAGAGCCTTGTGATACCAAAAGTTAACAGAACTGACACTCCAACTGCCATTCCAACTGCTGTCGCAATTTCCATCTTCCCGAGCCCTATGATCTAGGCCGTGCTACAGCCCGAGTAACTTCATAGAGCCCAGTAGCAGCCGCACCTTGAACAAGTCCATACAAACTATAATCTACGATGTTTACTATAGTCCAAGGAAGCCCCTGATATGGAATAGCTAGTATCCCAAGCCCAAGTCCTGCCAAAAGGGCGATAAGAGACTTCCACCTATCCTGAACAGCGGGAGCAAATTTGAAAGCAATACTTAGGAATAGCATCAAGATGACAGGCAACGCATATTTACCAAAAGTTACTTCGTCCATTACCCACCTCCTTTACTCTGGAACCTCAGGCAGTTTCTCGGAAGGACGCTTGAAGTGCTCCATTTTCACTGTAGCCCAATTAGCATCGATCACCGACTCATCCACCCCTGCCGTCTGTAGATACTGCAACACTAGCCCTATCATTGAAAACCCTAAACTTATTGCCATTTCCACTGCTTCATCTCCCATAGTTGTACTCCTTTACATTGGGTACACCCCGAGTTGGTTCAAAAACATTATGAGTTCACTTTCGAGGTTGGGTGGGACTTGCCCGTCTAGCTCCACAACAGGTATAAGAGATTGAATAGTCTTGTCCAACCCTACTAGAGCCACTCTCTTCTGCCTGAGATACTCTTTTTGTCCTTCAGTGAGATCAGGTCTCACCACAGACACCATATACTTGTCGTACTCGGCTTTGTAGACGTTCATGGCGTAGGTCATCTTCTTCTTAGCTGACCAAGTAGTGAAGGGCTGCTCCTTTGCCTGTTGAAACGCAGCACACCCAACCACAAAAATAAGAATCAATAACAGCGAAACCCTTTTTCTCAACATACCTCTCACCTCCTTCTGATTGTCCTCGAATCATGCACCTGATAGTGTAAGTGCAAACCCTGCCCTGTATCGTGAAAGATGCAAACTTTCTTATCAAGGCGAGTAGGGTCGTAAATCCACCTATCATTCATCTTTCTCTCTATCTCATTCCCTAAACTCAATATATGACACCCCTCATCGATGCCCCTTAGAGGGATGACTTCGTGGACGCTAGAAGGAGGTCCATCTGGAATGCGATACAAACTCGTTATCCGCCCAATGTAATCAGGGAACTCTATGGCCCGATCCATCATCAAATTAATCATATCTCTGTGGATAAACTTGAGATTGTATAAATCTATCAACCACATAAATCACCTCTTCTGTAAGAGTTTCCTCAAAAAGGGTTGCCAAACACATCTCTCATATATGTAAAAGCACAAACAATACCAGAGATTGCCCCTCCTACATTCACCCCATCTGCACCATATATGCATAGGGTGGAGTCTGTGCTGAAGCCAACTTTTCATCACAAAACCCGACAGTGTTAAGCTGTAGCTGGATCGTAAATCCATCTATAGAATTCCTCTCCATAACCCTTAAAACCCCCCGGCAGTTCAGTATAGCCCTGAAAACACCACAGTCCTCCTTGATCAAAATCTTCTGCTAGGGTAAAGTATTGGGCTTTGGTTGTTTCGACGACGTTGGCGTTCCCAGCCGAAGGGAACACTCCTGTTGTCCCATCAGGTTTCCTGTAATTTATTTTTAAGACATCTGGAGCACCTAAGGTCACATTCAGATTGGCTTTGATTTCAACATCCACTTGACCAACATATATTTTCCCCATCCCTACTTCTCCCTAATTTAACCGAGAATCCCCTTCTAATGTTACTGAACTCTCACTATCTCCGTCAATATCTGTTTCAACTAAACTGTCCTGAATAAGAGACATAGTTAATTCAGTGTCTCCAAGAAGTTGCTCAATAATCCTCCTAACTGTCAAGCTTACATACTCTGTCAAAATCATCCCGTCTAGAGGACCGACAGCTTGAAGAATATTAGACCTCATTATAACATGTTCACGTATTCTGGCAGAGTCTACTACTGTCAGCGGGAGAAAATGAGAGAACAAATAGACTGAGGCAAGATCGGCGATAACTGACCGATCTAACCCCGTAGCATTCACTTGAGCAAGCAGAACTGAAGCCTGTTCCTTTACAGCTAAAGCCTCTTTTATAGAAAAATTCAACGCCCCTATAACCACAGAGACAGCTTCACTCACCCTTGCTGCATCAAAAACATCCTTATGTAACTGTTTGATAACCAACGATACCAGTTCTTTTATTCTCTTCCTGTCTGAAACATTCCCATAAAGTACCCCAGGTTCAACACGAAGTACGTTTATTGTCTCTTTAATAGCTGCCAGATCAACAACCGAAACATTCAACTGAGAGTACAGTAATTCGACAACCTCTTTCACCGAAACGAGATCCAAAGCAGAGATATGCAACCTATCTATTAACGCCGTGACACTCTCTCTGACAGTCAAGGTATCGAGGGTCTGGATAGCAACCGTTGTAGTTATATTGATAAACTCTGATATGCTGAGAGTGTCTGACTCGGAAACATTGAATTGGCGTAGCAGAATATCTATGTATTCAGAGATAACCGCCCTATCAAGAGCCGATGAATAATTAATGAGGGTCATCTGGATCAGTTCTTTGACTGATGCCTTGTCTATGGCTTGCGCCTGCAGGAATAGAGCGGCGGCTACATTGACATAGACATACTCAGCTAAGGTCAGCTTGTCGGCTGCTGGGGAAAGATGCAATCTATCAATAATGAGGGTGACAAGTTCGGTTACAGTTAAATCATCTGAAGGAGAAAGCTGGAGTTGTTTGAGTAGCATGGCGACTTTATCGGTCACAGTTAACTTGTCAGTCGCAATTACATACCCAGCCTTTAACAGCAGCATTTGGATAGTTTCTTTGATTATGCTGGCATCGAATACAGGCCTCTTCAGAGCTGGAATAAGGAGATTGATATACTCACTCACCTCTGTCATATCCGTGACATCGATATGGAGTACATTGAGGAGCATCGTGACAGCTTCAATTATCCCAGCCTCATCCGCCACCGTAATATGCAATTTATCTATCAGAGTGGTAACGGCTTCTTGGATAGTTGCACTGTCGGCCACCAATCTCTTTAGCTCTGGGATTCTATCAGCTAGAGTTTCGGCCATCCCAAGAGAGTCAGAAACCCGTATGCCAAGAACAGGAAGCAGAACGGAAATATTTTCCAGAATATTAGCCTTATCTGAAACATCCATGGTAAATTCAGGAATAGCGGAGAGAAATACCGTAACTGCTTCCTTTATAGTCGCCGCATCATATACATCAATCAGATTCCCAAATGTTATAGACCATAAATCAGCAGAAATTGTGTACGTCCCCACCGCCTTAATGACATTAACTAATTCTTTGATAGTGGAGGCGTCTTGAACTTGGCGAAGCAGAGTCGGTATTCGTTTAACTAACTCTTCGTTACTGGCGAGCTTGTCGGCTACATTGATGAAGAGTTCAGCAACGGCGGAAGGAGATGCTTCGACATACTCTTTAACCGTCGCCTTATCCGAGACATTAATGTGGAGTGTTGTTATGATAACGGATAAGGCTTCTGCAACTCTGTAAGCGTCGCTGACATTGATGTTGAGCTTATCAACCAAGAGCGACACCACATCTTCAATCGTACCCTTATCGCTCACCAACCGCTTCAATTCAGGGAGAAGGTCAGATGTGGTATCAACAACCCCAAAAGAATCAGTTACATTTAGAGATAGGATAGGGGTAAAGGCAAGGCGATCTAAATACTCTTCAACATTCAATTTGTCGGAAGCATCGATGAAAAGGATAGAAAGAAATGGGGAGACACTTTGGTACTCTTTTACCCGAGCACTATCGACGACGTTCAGATAATAGACAGGAACTCGCTCACTATCACTCTCAGCAGCCTTGAACTTGTCGCTGACATTGATATTCAGTTGTCTAATTCTAATAGACATGAGAGTGCTACCTTAATTCGTCTGGACGTTCACCCCTGAATCTCCCTCAATTACTACCCTATTCTTTCCAAGAATACTGAGAAGTGCCCGCTGAAAATCCTCAGCGACTCCAAGTCTAGTTATCAAATCAACGGCAAGTTGGGCAGTTTGGATTCTATTCAGTCCAAATCTATGCATCAATTTTTGGTCACACTTAGGGCATCGAATTGTAAACTCAATATACACCCTGTCGCCTTCACTTCCAACATTGTAGTAATGTTTGTCTGTCATTTGTATTGCTCCTCTTCTCCATGAGCAGGATACTGAATCCCATTCATGTCAATGTGCTTGCAGAAAACACTGGTATCACAGAGAAAGGGGTATCGCTTGCGGTGCAAATTAGGGTAACCTGCTTTCTTCAGATACCCACCTGCCATAACTTTGTCGTACCATGGCAAGTCTTCTGTACCTCTAAATTTCCCGATAACTTTCCCCGTCTCTGGATCTATTTTCTGATAGCTTGGTGTTTCAAATATCTTCTTAATCCTATGGCCTGGTCTAGGTTCGTAGTGCTCTACATCTTCACTCATAATCTTCAGCAAGTCAACTTTGATCATGTGGCACCCTAGACCCATCCCATCACACCAGACTTCCTCACCTATTTTAAACTTGTTGTAGAATGTGGTTCCTCTCCCTCTATAAACAAGAGGTTCGGCTGGATAGGATTTAGTAAAATAAAGACCTCCCCAAATAGGAACTTTATCTTCTATAACCCTCCAATTCCATTTGATGAGAACATCAGGAGGAAGGAGAACATCGTGATCGACGAAAAACAACCACTCATAGCCATCCCTAATAGCCTTGTCAGCTATTATGTTTCTTGCATCTGCTACTGGAAACCCCAGAGGATGATACGTCGGCAGACCCCAAGCATACATTCCCTGAGACCAATTTGTGGGGGTTATGAGACCTTGTTGAGACCAATGCCATTCCGATCTGATAACCCCAGTCATCGGAATTCCGAACATGATCCGTCTCGTCAATGGTTCTAGTGTTACAGGATGAGGTTCTCCTAGCAAAGGATTGCCTGAATTGTCTACGCTAATCTTAGGTGTCTTTGGATTTTTCATCTCTAAAAATCCTCTCTATCCAATCATCTGGTAATGCAGAGATCGGTCCGTGTAGAGATTGACATCCGGGTACGGAGGTGGACATAGCAGGCCACTCGAATATATTCCCACAAGTCCTGCAAATATACTTGACAAATTTCAACCTGTACCCTTTAACTACTTTAACATCTCCATATTGAACTACACAGGGTTCGTATCCTGGAGGACACTTCTCATAATAAGGATTAGCATCTGAAATCTTTATCTCATATTTCATCTCCGAATCAGTCAACCCATAATAATCGTTGTATTTTACATCACACATCTTTTTTCACCTCTTCTACCTTCTCCAGCACAACCTCTAGGTCCCCGTCAGAAGCATAGGTGGGAAACTTCTTATCAATGTGCCAAGGTTTAGGTTTGTAAATCTCCCACAAAGGAAATCGTGGGTCAAAATACTGCCACGTATATTCATTTGCGGGGTTGCAGTGAGTTGGATCTTGGACGAATCTGTGATTGCACCCGTATGGCATAGATATTGCCAACTGCCCACCAACTCTAGCAATTCTCCACACCTCATTCATCCAATCAATGACAAACCATGGTTTGATATGCTCAAAAACATGGCTTGCGACTATAGTTATACAGCACCCATCGGGGAGGGGCCATGGAAATATCTCCATGTCCCAAACGATGTCAACTCCTGGGAGGGCTCGAATGTCCAGATTGACAAAATTGGGCATAATATTTGATCCACACCCAACATTCAACAATATCCCGCCCTTTTCCTCGATGACTGCTTGCACTTTTTTCGTCGAAAGGTCCGCAACATCGGACCTCTGTTGTTTACCATGCACAGGGCACTCCTTTGCTTCCACTAGATCGCAAAAGCAATCGTGGTTGTTAAGCTGAAGTTGTCTGGATTTGCCACTCATAAGTAAATTGTACATCCTGATTTGTATCCACAGTGCTCACGCCATAAGTCTGACCACAAGCCAGAGACATTGCACCTCCAGTCGTCGAATACAGACCAATGTTCTGTATAGCGTGGGTGGTTGTGACGAAGTTCTGAGAACTGTCAAACGTGCCATACCATCTCATTGTGATGGCAGTGCTGGCGGTGAGAGTTGATCTGCTCACACTCTCATAGGAACTGTCACTATTGTCAGTGATCTCCCCCGGTAATCTGGTGGAGTTAGTGGCTGGTTCAGTCCCAGTTCCCAACTGTGCATAGTTGACTATCTGAGAACCAGCGTCAGCAGCCAACACTCTCACAAGAAAGTCCGAAAGGCCGGTTTGGGTGATCCGATTTGACCCCTTCAAACCGCTATCACCCACGACTTTGCCATCCTGTAGAATCTTTACTCTGGCAAAACCTCTGATTGAAAACACTTGAGCCTGTTCCATCTTCTTACACCTCCTTTTAGTCTAGGGTTTCTTTGTTCCTAAACTTGTCACTAACATTTATTGACAACGCCGCCACTGAGGCAATCGTAAGTTGAGCAGCAGCAGCAGAGGATCTTATGCTATATGTTATATTGTAAAAATAGAACGTGTATTGTATTCCTGGCACAGCATTATCCGTATCTAAAGCCCAAAAAAATTCTCGCCATTGTTCGCTACCGCAAGCGATGGTGCCTGCATCTGGTAGATTCTTATCCTCTTTATTATAGTTGCTACCTAAATATCCGCTTGCACAGGCAGCTCCACTTGGATCGTTAAGTCTCATTCCAACTGCGTCAGCCTGATCATCATTGAATTGGGTCGTAGTTCCAGGGCTAATCTCATTAGCAGCATCCACATCTATGTAGGTACCGAGGTTGTTCGACTTCTCATACTGCAACTTAAACTGGGCACTATTGTAAGTCTTGTTACATCCAGGAGCACCTATACCTGACCAGACAGCCATACCAAGAATGAATGGGCTTCCTTTCGTCCAATTAGCAACATCAGCGTCAATCGCACCTTGCGCCACAAAACTATCGTTATAGATCCTGCTAGAGCCTATTGCATCATAATCAGAATTTGACATTTATTCCTGCTTTCTATATTCAATGATGCAGTTTTCGTCACTAACTGGGTCTTCTCCTAAACACCTCAATGGAAGCATGGAACCAGCAGTACATTCCCACTCCTCACCATTCTTCCTGAGCTTCACACAGTTTCCCTCATCATCGTGACCGAATGGGGCAGCCTTCCACATATCCATACAGCAAGCTCCGCACTTGTTGCACCTCACGGATTTAATATAAACGGGTTGGTCTTTGCCTGGCTCCTTATAAGCAACCAACTCAGTGTTAGCATAAACCTTAACATAAGCGTCTTCAGCCCAATCTGGTATATCTATTTTCACTAGGGTAGCTCCTCTCGTCCTAGCAATACTTTCAATCTCTCGTTGTAGGGTTTGTAGTAATCAAGAAGTAAACTCCTAACTTCATCATCCATCACTTCTGGGTACTCAGAGATGGATGAATGTTTGGGGAAATCAGGAAAGGTAACTTTGGGCTCCAATCCCAACCAGTTCTGCACATCAATGAAATACTGATTCGGAGTGGAATAGAACTCTTTCGTGAAATATATCCTGAATTGCTGTCGATGAGACACCGAGAACCACCTCTCTAAATGATCTACATATCTCCCTCTCGACAGATAGGAGAAAAAGAACTGGCTACAAAAACATGCTTCACTTCTCTGTATAGCCACGAAGGGTAATTTTTCAATTTTATTTATCAATACCTCATGCCAATAAAGAGACCATGCTCCGCTGACAGGCTCCCTCAGAAGGACTATAAACCTAGCATCGGGACATGCCCTCTTAATTCTTTCCTCCACTCCTTCTATATCGAAGTATTCAGGGCTTGCATAGAACCCCATTTTTCCATGTATGAATAAATTAGGCTTTCCCACTATATCTCCTGATACACTCTAAAGCTAACCCAGTTATTAGCATCATAATAATTGCTCAAGCTAGTTGTGATTGTCCCTTCGAGAGTGAACTCTTCATCCACAGACGCCGTATTATTGGTATCCATATCTACCCATTGCCCACCTCCTGTTACCCTATCTCGAATTTGTAATTTTATAGCGTTAGAAGATGGAGCCAATGAACTTTTCCCCTTCCAGGTTACCGCTATGGGGTCTGTATTATTACTATGTCGATTTTTAAACTGAAATATTGCATATTCACCGTCTGCTGTCTGCAACGTGTATATATTATCATCCAGCCTTACATTCTTTACTTCTTCAATACTAAAAGAGTTTTCCAAATCATCGTCATTTGTAGGTAAAACTGCGTAGTCACCACGAGTATAAAGTATCCCCGTATAGGGCAATTTAGTAAACGGCTTATATGGAATAATGTGCTGATATGGGTTGTAGAGAAGTTGTGCCATTTGATTTGCGTCAAACATATAAGACCAGAAACCCGCCCAATAAGTCTTTGTTAACTGGATTCTATCACTAGCAAAATTTGCTATATACAATGATTCACTTGTAGGGCCAGCTACGGAAGGAGTAAGATTTCTCACCTCAACAAGATTTTTATATAAATAACCCGTAGTTCCATTCCAGGCAATAATCCATAACACAATATCTCCGGCAACTATATCTGATGTGCCACCCAAACTGTAACTATCTCTCAATCCAAGTATATACTGAGTGCTTGAATATCTACCCCCATAAAGTCTAACTCCACCGGCAAATCTGCCATTAGCAGGAGTATACGATGTGCTTATACTATCTATTCGTTGTACTACAGCAAAGGTAAATGGTGTAGCAAATGGATGAGTGTATCCAGTATCAATGCAAGCTCCCGAAGTTACACCATCATTGTAAATACCGCCTCCTTGCCAGGTTATCGAACTTGCTTCTATTATCGTAGCATCTAAATCTCTAACTAGACACCGTGGAGGATGGGAGTCTTCGTTCAATATATAATAAAACTCGCACCTATCCGCTAACCAGTGAGCTTTGTCCATCTCGCACGGAAACGACGGTTTTTCGCACATTTCTACAAATGGATTGACATCTGTATTATAGAGAAATCTGCGCCTGGAAAACAATTGCTCTATATGGCGTTTTTGTCGTGCTTTCATAGCCTATGCCGGAGAATAGGTTTTTACTTTGAGGGTCACTCCACTAGACGGAAATGATACTCCTGTTTTGTTTGTCAATCTGTACTTGTATTTAAGCGGCCCTATTGGATGCAGGTCGAGAGTAGCATACCGCTGCCCAGAAGCCTTTGCAAAGCGTATCCTACCAATAACCTCCCCTGCCGCATAAGAAGTTGGATAATTTGTTCCATCATAACTTGCAATCTGTCGTAGTTCACAATATGGAAAGTTGTCGCCACCCGACATATCAGTAGACGCCCCAAGATCAAGTTGAAATACAGCATGACTCTCAAGATTGGACGTATTGTCGAGAGCATTGTCATCACAGTCAACACTTCCCTCGTCAGCCAAGCTGTTAAAGCCTGTGGTTTCTAGGGTTACTTCATTTGCCGCTGCTTCCCACCAAGGCATTTTACTCACCTCCTATTCAGGATAGTTTTTCGCATCTGCTACTATCTGCTCAAAGATAGTCGGCAGTCCTAGCTCTGTGGCCCTGGAAGCGTTTTCCTTCCTGGCATTTTGTAAGTTGCTCATTGTTGTTGAACCTACACCAAATATATATTCTACAAACGCTACAGCTACGGTATTAAATGGGTCGATTTCTCCTATGCCACAAAACCCTATCCACTGACTTTTTTTACTGTCTGAAAGAGCCGCATATTCTGCTGCGCTGGTATTATAAAATACCTCTGCTCCTGTCATGCTCAATTTGTTTATTTGGCGATAGACAGTGTTCAAATCGTTAGCAATTTCCTGATTTGACATACTGCTGTAACCTCGCCCTAGAGGATCAGTAACAATTTCAGACTTCAAAATAAACCACTGATTCACATCCATTGTTTTTCACCTCCGTTACTTGATTACTCTTAGTCTTTCCCTTTCCTTTTCTCTAGCATCAAAGATCGCCTCAAGTATGGACATCTGCCTGCGTACCCACTCCTTATGCTCTATAAATTGCTCCACATACCGACTATTCGTTTGCTTCAGTTTCTCAACCACCTCATCAAACGCTTCTACCCTAAGATAAAGCCTGTCTGCTTCATGGAAGAGAGCCAAGAGATCGGCTTTATCTTGACCTTCTTCCATGTCTACTACTGCATTGTATAGATCGACAAATTTCTCACTCGGCTTCACGGTTCTTTGCCTCAATACATTACGGTGTGCTTACATTTCTCAAGTTTGTTGGGGCTGCCATTGCTGCAAAGAACCTTATACCAAAATCCACGCCATCCTTGCAGTCTGCTGGATTGTCCGACCAAGCAAAATTACTTTCAGGAACCACAGGCTGGCTTGTAGCATCTTCTGCTAAAAACGAAGTTACCCCTACAAAATACGTGCCCTTAGTATTGAGGGTGATCGTATATTGCGTTTGATTAGTTGTCCCAACTTTAGCAGGATTTGCCTTACCTGGGTCAGTTGCAGAGTTAGCCAAATATACGTTGTACTCCATGTGGAATCCAGTTGGGATAGGATCACCATCTACATCCTGTGTTACTGCATCCCACGATACTGTTGACTGATTAGCCGTTACCCAAGTCAGGGCCATAGCCGGAGTTACAACATAGCAGAGAATGAATGGAATCATCAACAACATTGCCGCTAACTTTTTCTTCATAATACACCTCCTTATGGTGAAGTTATTCCAAAAGCTCCATCTCCCGATGCACCACTGCTTAGCCCTAAGTTACCTGTAGCTGCAGGTTCAAATCCTACTACACCACCCGAACCCGTCCCTCCTTCTTCCTCCGTACTAAATGAACGAATTACTGGAGTTCCGCCAACGGGCGAACCATTAACGTCAATACCTAGCTTCGTCACTATGTATACTGTTTGCCCGTTAGGTAATGTATCGGCTGGGATAGTTTTGCTGTACAGATTAGAGGCATCCCAAGGGTCGCCAGCAGGCCAATGCTTTGTTACACAGCCAGTATCAGCGCAAGCTGCCCAGTATGTATATTCATGTTCCCTATTGGTGTAGATTTGATTTTGGTCTATTTCAAGTGTTATGGTTTGGGTGACATCAACGTCAATCGCACCATTGCTAGGCGTAGACCCACTGTAGGTTGCGGCCAAGGGGATAAATTCATCAAGCTCCAAGGAATTGGATGAGCCAAAAAAACCACTGTGGTTTTCGTGGGTAGAGGTATTGCACATCCAGCCACCGTCCGCTCCCGCCCAGAACATGGCAAGACTAATTTCTGGAAAATCGCTTGAGATTATATCCAGCCACTCTGTTTTCAGGTTTAGCTTACCTTTACCGTTTGCTAAGCAACCATCATTTGGATGGTCTGGGTCATAGTAAGCGTCAGCACCATGACCAGTTTCTGCAAGCCATAATATTTTATGATGTGCCTGGGAGTATTCTTTTAGATCATCATAAAGGGTTTTGGTTCTACTGATGTCCGTTCCAAGCGTGGTTCCCCTACTGTTCATTATGTCAACATTTGCTCCTGGGTCTGACAGATTGCTGTAATTGATGTAGAGATTTCCGTACTCGCTATCGGACGCTGACCCACCTTGAAAATAATAAGTATTGTTAGTGTCCTTACATTCATCTATGCTAGCCGTCTCCGTTAATGTAGTGGCACTTACCCTGACGGAATACGGCCTCCCATTATAGTAATCTGCGTTCGTTGCTAAGTTGGCGTAATAAAGACCCGTTGCGTGTTGTGACCAAATATCTGCAATATCAATCCAACTTGCTGAATCATAATTTTTGATGGTGCATGGATTGAATGTGAAATTCGCAAAAGCTCCCACATACTGCGTCCACCCTATGACATCCACTACATCGTCGCCTGGGTACCAAACCCTCCAATCACTCCTGTCTGACGAAGTCTGAATACCTGTTTGTGAAACTGCCTGGTACGCAAAAATCTCATTCGTTAGTCCCTGTACTGGAACTGTGCTAACTGTGCATCCACTATAGTTGGAACCTAATGGGTCGCCGCTTATGGTCCCACTAACTTGTGCCCATGTTCCACTCGTCAACTCAAAGTAAACAACGTCATCAAAATCTGATTCATTGGCGTACAATGCAATGCCTGTCGCACCACCACCGAAGGTGATAGTTTCATGTGCATTAGTCGGTATCCCATCAACAAGAGTTCCTTGAGCATAGTAGTTGTCAACATCGCAAGCACCATCTACAGTCGTCACCTTTCCAAAATTCCTGTGGACTTCAACGTATCTGCGAAATGCCGCCTTGAACTTTGCTGGTGTTGCGGTATCAGTTCTGTCTTTAGAGTAGTGGAACCATTCACCATTTGTTTCACCCATTAACTTTGTCAATACCGTAGCATCTGCTTGTTCCTTCCAGTATGCTACATCAATGGCATTGGTCGTTACCATATTGAGAAATCTATCAGTTGAGGCATACGTTCCTGGTGACAGAACCACTTCGGCCCAATCACCACAGCCAGTATGAGTACGGTAATTGCAGCCAATTATTTTATAGCTATCACCAGTTCTAACATCATCGTTGTAAAAATCTGAACCAACCACCGTAGTCAGAAAGGTAGCCTCATTGCCCTGTATCTCATATTCAATTCCCTCTGCGTCACATCCATCACAATCAGTAATAACCACGTAATAGCCGTCATAGACGTTATGTTCCCAATTCTGTGTACTATCTGTAAGATTTTGGGCCGTTGGATTAGACGTTAATGTACCGTCAGATTTTCCTCCTGATTCACACCCAAATAATACACTGCTTGTACTGCTATCATATAAATTCCATGCACAGTCGCTATCCCACGGATCAGAAAATTCGTGTGGTGACATGGCAATGAAGGCACCGTTATTCCATACTATTAAGCCTGTAGAAAAAGCATCATCCCACGGTGGAGTCCGTCTCACTCCACCACCAACAAATGCTGGCATTTCCCCGAAAGCACTATCGCAACTATTTGCACTGCCTTCCACATAATCATAATATGATCCAGTTGCACTGTCCCAATCGGCATCGCCATCGCCTAGCCACTGCCCAGGTATAACCTTGCCCGTACCCCTCAATGCCCATATATAATTCAGCATGGCTAGAGCATTTGCGTCATATTTATCGGTTGACCACACCAACTGATCGTCAGCATCCGTACCGTCACTTGTTATTCTGGTGAGCCACACCGCAACATTTGTATAGCTCGGTCTACCCTGCGCCGTGTCAAGCGTAAAAGAGCCATCTGATGTTTGCGTAATGGTTCCTGTGCTTCCATTTACATGACCATCTATCCTGTACCATTCGTAGTAATATTTCCCCGCTGGCAAGTAAACATTAAAAGGTGAATTAGCCTCTTGAAGAATTATATAGTCATGCCCAGGATTAGCCGTACACCACCCCGTAGTAGAGCAATCGCCACTTCCCATGCTTTGACCATCATCGGGATACATACCTCCCAAGTCGAACACCTGCCTTGTCCACGACACGATCTTACCTGAACTGTACCTTACATCATCATAGGCTGTTGTTTCTAAAGTCCAGTCGTCAAAAGGTGTGTCATAATTAGTATAGTGGTAACCCCTAGTAAATAATTTCCACGGCAGCACCGCATCATCGTCATTTTGGCTTATGCTATTGTGGTCTATATCCACCATGATTGGCATTTTTACACTGCTATTTATAATAGGAATGTCGCCTGATTCCGGTGGGTTATTCGCTTTCAAGGTGAAACCGAATGTATCCAAAGTATATTCGTCACCACCAAAGACGCTAAATCCTTCTGTTCCTTTAATTGTACTCCAAGTATAGGAACCTGGACTCGAACCACAACCACCTGAGCCTTCCGTCACCATACCTGGGGTAATCATAAAAAGTCTGCTATCGTAGTTTGTGGCAGCCTTGACATAGCCAATAAGGTCTTCATACGTTCCTAATGATGGGTAACCCTGCTCATTGTATGGTTCAAAATACCAATTATCCAAATCATGCAAGTTATTCATTAATGCTTGCGCCCAAGCCTGTTGATAACTTTGCAATGTTGAGGACGGACTTTCAAAAAACTCCATTGCACAACCATCGTCGTCGGTATCTGCATCCAAGCTGTTTTCGTTATTATCTTCACTAAACGGATTGCCAAACCAGTTATTATCACCTGGCGTAGTTTTGAAGCAAAAATTTTCGTAGATCATCACACTTACATAGACACCTATGTCCTGCAAATCCTCAATCCTATCGTGTAGCCTAGTGAAGAAACCAGAATTAAACCCCTGTGTCAAATCGTATGTAGCTTTACCATCATTCGCAGTCCCTGGTCCTGTTCTGACATATATTTCTGGGTAACTACTATCATCACTGGTGTTATTACTGGTAGATGAAACGTCAATCCACAGGCGAATGAAGTTGTAGCCACGGGCTTGCAGAAACGTAAGATACTTGTCCCAATCAAGTGCTGAATCACCATCGTATGTGTTTCTCCCCGTACCAAGACTATGAGGATAATCACGGACTATACCGAATATCTGCGTACCGCTGAGATACAAGGGGTTGCCGTTTTCATCAGCAAAGTATATGGGGTTCGATTTGTACACACTAATAGGTGCGGTAAAGGAAACCGCCGGAATCAACAATGCCACGATTGACAATAGTAGTATTACTCTTCTCATACTGCACCTTTATGGTTTGAATGCTGCGGTTACGCTCACCCAATTATCTGACGAAGACATACTAAATGCTTTTGCAGCCGTTGCACCTGCACTAGCCTGTTCAAAAACACCAAATGCCGCCAAGACTCCAGCACTCGTGTCCTGCTGTTCTTCTAGTATTTGTGTATCAACGCTAGGCCACGAACTTACCGATTGCACACCCGCTGTATCCTGTGATATGGCAACAAACACAAGGGAATTGTCTTGGTTGGTAGTCACTGAAGGAGCCGTGGCAGTAGAGCTTTCAGCCTCATCCTTGCCACTCACATCCAACGGAGAACCCGCTGCCCCCGTAACCCTTGCTATTGCACAAACGTAGTCGGCAGCAGCAGAAAATGTCCAAGAATAATTTGACGGCTCACTCCCGCCGGCCACCTGGTACCAAACTGATAATGATGCGGAACTTCCATGTATGTCTTGCTGAATTACGGTAAATTCTGAACTGTCAGAACTATGTGTTCGTCCATCATCGCTGGCTACCATCGCAACCAGTAAGTCACCGCTAGACGTTCCACTCGGTTTCGTAACTGTACAGCCAGTAGAATCGCCCTTTGCGTATTGGTAACTCTCGTAAACTGGAGTGCCTGAAGGTGGAGCTTCGCCAGGAGGTTCTATAAGAGCCGTACTGACTGTGACTTCATCTACATAGTAATAACAGCTAGTAGTGGAATTTGAGGTATCCTCAAAGTAGATTGCCCTAACCGCATAGTCAGCGCCATCTTCATACAGGATATAGTTTGAGGAGTTGGTCTGTAACTGTGTTGGAGTGTCGGTCCACACTCGCAATTCACAGCCATTGGCTGTGTTGCGTCGCCCACGTAAAGCTATATAATAGACATTTCCTGCTGTGAGGGTGAAATACTCGGAAGGAGAGGACGTCATATCAAAGGACAACTTTTGAACGCCTGATTCATCCCGCAGGTGAATATCACATACTGAATTGCTGGTGTCGCTGTCGTTGATGTGTCCTATATAGCCAGAATATGCATCAGTTGGCACATCTGGGGCTTTATACCACCAGTGAAAGTATCGGTCTGTCTGGTCAGAGTTAAGAACACCCCCAATGTTACAGGCTGGATCACCATCGGTATTGCAGTTGTTATTGTTATTAACTTCTATTTCAACCGAATGAGAAAGATGTTTTGACCATGCCGTAGAGTAGGTGTTTATGTGGTTCCCACTTGCACCGCTATCGTCAATTACCCAATCATTCGAGCAGAAATCATCCGCTCCATATTCAAACGACTCTATGATGTCACCACCACCCCAATCAAGAGAGCCAGTACAACTGTAACCCGATTCTCCACCTCCGATGAATACAAGATTAATGCCACCAGGAAAGGCCAAACTAGGCACGGTCAATAAAAGCAGAAGAATTACGAGTGATAAATACCTTTTCATTAGTTACCTTCCACTATGTAAGCTGAGCACCATATTTGAAGATAATCGATGTCTTCGCTGTCTACTGTTGCGTAAATAATACTGCCAGCCGAAATAGTTCCGCTATCAATAGTTCCGTTATCTTCGCATTCGTACACATTGGTGCAGGTTATTGCTTCTATTGTAGTTGGCGACCCATCACTAGGGGAACTGTAATCCTTCAACGTCACTGTATAAGTCACTGTGTTGTCATCAAGTTTCAATCCGCAATCAGTTATTATTATGCCATGAGGGTAGTAATCGTCCTCTATCGGCCACAGCGGAAAAGTAGATACTGCCTGACCATCAGGGTCAACAATCGTAGCGACTAATGGCTTATCCCTGCAGGCATATAGCCTTGACCCCACAGAATCACGGACCTCAATACAGGCATCATTGTTATCGTGAGCAATGCGGCCCTCGGCGGCTGTAGTAGGCTCGTTAGCATTCGGCAGAGTGATGTATGATACGTTCATGGTGTTTGACCAGGAGGGCGTGCCAGAGCTAACCATCAACACTTCGCCGTTATTACCAATGGCAAACCTGGTCAAGGTGCTTGAACTATATCTAAGCAGATCACCTTCTGCCCATCCTGAAATTGCCGCTAATTCGTCCAGTTCTGAGTCTTGAGGTTGTGCTCCTATACTCGCCACCGCTTCTGGTCCTGTTGTTGCTCCAGTTCCACCTGCTGGTATTGGTAGATTCTGCAATATCCATCTACCATTTCCAGCTCCATCAGGATCTACTATACTAGGTAAATTTTCATCTTCACCACTATCCTCATCATATTTATAAAACAGAGGACCACCATAGGTAGAATCGGAAGGAACAACGGCGGTTTCTCCATCAATCATTCCTGTCAAATCATCTAAATCATACCCTGTGGTACAACCACCATCAATACATTTTCTGCCATAATGTTTTTGCTGTGCCCACCCTTTACCCGGTAAAACCGTTAAAAGGAATGTGAAGAATACCAGGATCGTCATAATAGGGTATCTTCTCACCACCAGAATCACCTCCTTAAAGGAACAGAACACTTTCAGTTAAAACCATATTGCCCCCAGAAGCCGAGAAGTCAAACACAATCGCTTCACATTTTTCCAAATCAAATTCTCTGTAGAAATCCGTGATAGCTTCTCCACTAATAGGAACAACAGGTGTACCAAAAGTCCAAGCCTCTCCCGATGTATTAGCCTTGCAGGCTCTCACATCTACAGTAAGTTCGGCAGCGACAGGACCAGTTCCTTTCACAAGCAGAGCAAAGCTTCTGGCAGCTTCAAAATCAAATAATTCCAAATTGAATGGTCCTGCTCTCTTCGTCTGTCCATCATTTATCGTAAGATCACTCTCGATGAGGACATCAAGTTTGGACTCTGTGGGTTCTATAGGGGCGGCAGTAGGAATATGGGAAACAAGAGTTAGATCAGGGTCATACACATAATGGGAAACTTCCTCTGTAGCTCCATACAGAATGCTCTTTCCCCTAGCAACTAAGGTGGCTTGATCGGATCTATCATTACGGTATCTGGGCATTTCAGCACCTCCTTCCATTTATAAAAGTATCACAAACAGTTAAACCTCGCAATTTATTTTCTAATCTCCTTCTTGGCTAGATAGAGAAGGACATACAGCATTGCTTTCAATGTGGTTTTCTGATCAGTAGTAAGGCTTCCAAATACGTTTTCAACATGAACAGGAATCTGGTCATAATTCAGGTTTTCAACTAGCTCAGTCAATCTCTGTTTCAGTTGTCTATTATCTGACATGCTAGACGCTCGGTTTGCTTGCTCAATCGTATATTCTGCATCAGACAATAGAATTATCGTCTTCGTAACCCCGACAGATTGTAGACGCAATTTGTGACGTTCATAGTATCGCATGGAAACAGGTTGGGAACCCGCAACAGGTACAGCATGAAGCTCAAAATTACCGTCCTTGTATCTAACGTAAATCTCACTGAGGTTCATTAGGTCAACCACTTTGCCAATTCTGTGATCAAACCTCAGTCTTTCCCATCCCACTCCTCTAGGAACAGGACCTACATTTACACCCCCTTTCCATGGTCTTACTAGAATATCCTCATTGAGTAGAACTCTCACGCCTGTCCTCTATTTGCCCTACATCAATCGATAGAGCCGTTTCAAGTTTATCCACAACCCCACTTTCCTCCAGTGCCGACGCAAATCTGTTCATAACTAGCAGGGTATCTTGCAAGCCTTTAAATACCTTTCTCACCTGCTCTAGTTTTCTTATCACTCCCTTATTGAGAGCCGAACTCTGCGACAATCTGCTCCTCTGCTCCCCCAGAACTTTCCTCATCCCCCTGTAGACCCCTTCGTGATACTTCAAGTGTTGAGTCCAAAAGGAGGGGAGAAATACGTCTTCTTTCCTTAATTCTTTCGATGCTAGGGGCATCCCTGTTTTGTCATCTAGCACCTTTTCCCAAGTCATCTCTACTGTCAAAGCCTTGACAACTGCCTTCTCAACCATATCCCGCACAGTGACTTCCAACTCCACTCTGACAGCCGATTTGATTGCCTCGTACAACCACTCTTTATCTTTCTTGGATAGCATAAAATCCCCCCTTATGGTATCTTGATTGGGTAAATCATTATGCCTACCGCAGCTTGAGGTCTCCAAGTTCCTAACGACGACCCTGTTGAATGGGTTATAGTAGGATCTGGTCCATCAGTTGTATAACCAGCAGTATAAAGAGAACTACCAACAGTCCCCGACCTGGTAATCAAATTTTGGCCTACAATCGTATCCTTTGCTACTCCATAGCCTCCATAAGTGCCGGCTGTACTTGGAGATCCTACATTCTCCAAAGTATGTGAGTGAGATGAATGATTCGGAATAGTAATATCATCTAAATTCCACTGCCCCCTCTTACCCCAGACAGAATAATCCTGGTAACCTCCCCTTAAAGCCAACACTCTATCACCATTAGCCGTATCCTCCGTAAAACCCTCTTCCTGAGCACTTGCATACACCCACATCCTCGTGATGTTAGCTTCCGTCTGATCTCTGAAAGCAATAATACCTCTCCATTGACCACTCGCTCCTCTATGTCTTAGCAAAGATCCAGTTGTATCATACCACAGTTGTCCCGGCTCTGCGCTGGGTGCCAAAGGGCCTGAAAACGATGATCTTACAGAATACAAAGCATTCTCAATAGCCAACATATCCTGCTCTGAGTCATTGGTCATCTCAAAAAGATTAGTGGCAAAATTCTGCACCTTCCATCACCTCCCTCTATGTATAAAAGTTTATAGTCATAGCACTGACTAGACCTCTTATGGCCTCATTCGGGTCGAATATCTCGACTTGCATCTTGTAATATCTACCCTCAGTAATTGCAGCCAATATTTCCATCATTCTCGCTTCGTTAGCCATCTCTCCCGAATAACTGTCATCCCACATAAGTTTCATTCTAACGGTGGGAGCTGCGGTTAATTCAAGCAACTCATACCATTTCTTGCCTGTAATAACTTGGTACCATTTTTCTGAACCCGGAGGAAATAAATCTTCCCAAGTAGTTCCGCCTCCTATAGAGGAAAATGAAACATCAGCCCAAACCATCCTTGTGGCAATCGAACCAGCATCTACAATGTGACTTGTATAGATGGCATAGAGATTGTCTGCCCTAAATGATCTGTCTTGATAACCATATAAAATCCAATCAGATCCTCCCTCATCTCCATAAAACTCAAAATATGCGTCACTTACAAAGTCAAAATACCCATCATCGACAAATTCAAAATATGGATCTCCAGAACCCCCTCCACCTCCTCCCTCTATCTTAGCAGCCATACCGCCGCCATATTCACCACTAATATCAATCTCCCAAGCCAGAGTATTTTCCCCATCAACACTAAAATCACTTCCCTTGATACTTAGCCAATATTCATCTCCCTCTTCTACATCGAGACCACCAGCAGGCAACCTAAACGTAGTCCATTCAAATGTTGTGCCGATTCCTGTAACATCTATACCTTCCCCAGATAATATTACAGATCCAGGATTTTCCCCGCTCATATCATAAATGTAAACACGAGCCTCCCCCGATGGGTCTCCTATTCTCATCAATTTGAATTGAAACTGGTCTATGGTGAAGTCTCTCTCTACGTTCCATTTCTGTGCATACTCATATGGGAATCCCCCTTTGTGAAATCTCTCCCCACTAACTAAACTAGAAATCCTTTCACCACTATGTGTTCCCTGTAAGTAATCTTCGTATGAATACACCGTATGAGAAGCTCCAAAGAACTTTCCTCTAGGTATAACCTTAATATTATCAAAATAAATCGTACCTAGATCACTCGTATTCTTACCAAATATCAGAGAAAACTCATCCTCCAGATCACTTAACGGTATTGCAAATTCGCCGGAAAACGTCTTTAATTCAGACTGACTTGTGCCAGTTACATACCCATCCGCATACCCTCCATCCGTGACATTCCATATTCCGAAGAATATTTCCTTGTCACCTGCTGTTCCAGATTTACAATCCAACTGCACATCTAGAATAAGTTCTTCAAATAAATCTCCCATACTCTGCGAGGCAGATTGAGAGGACCCGCTAGTAGCATCCATCTCCAACATCTCACCTGATATGCTCAGAGTACAATTCGTAGGAGTCCACCCATCAGTGTTAACACTAAAATGACCATTCCTTACCATGTTATAATAAATATCAGCCGAACCTTCAGACGACCACCCTTTAGGAGTAGGTACTTTAGCTGTAGCCGATCTAGGGATTTCTCCATATACTTCATTATTGCTGAGAGTGTTGGCGTAGAATATGTGGGTGCCAGGCCTTACACCCTTTAGGCTGAGATTGGGAGACCTTAAGGCTCCTAAAAATACTCCACCCGTCCAAGCTCCTAATCGAAACTCATACAATTCAATGTCAGGGTCAGTTAGTTTTGTGGAATATAAATTGATTGCCTGCTCGGCGACAACTGCGGCTAGCCAGGGCAAACTGGATGGGGCAGTCACCTTTCCCGTCACTCGGTGCTGTAATGGGGATATACTACCGAGGGCCAACTTAACACCCCATATGGAGACGGGTTGGAGTTTTATTAAATACAATTGGCCCTCTTCCACAGGGTCAATCGTAAAATTGGTATTCACATCATAGAGATACTTATAATCACTGTCTCCACTTCTCTTCACATACACTCTACAGTAATCATACCAAGGATAGTTGATAGGCTGGTCAAAGGATATATGCAGACGGGTAAAAGTTCTTAATCTGTAATAATATGTTTCTTCGGTTATGCTTGGTCGATAAACTTCACCAGGTGATTCTCTCGGATCAACTAGGGCGGAAGAATAAACTTGATCCTCATTCAAATCATAATCATCATTATATAATACAGCATTCTCGTAGATGAAATCTATATCTACAAGACCATCAGTCCTGATCGTACTCCCTCTAACCCTGAACAACTCACCACTTATACCAAGTCCCCCTCTTCCAGTATAGCCATGCGTTATAGTAACAAGATCGTGAGGATCAACTTGGAGTAATTCATCAGTAAATGTACCTCTAACTCCCCTATTTAATCTTGACCTCTCTAAAAAATAAACCCCAACATCTAATGCCTGCTGCTTACTCCCCATTCCTATAGCACTAAATTCTTGAATATTACCTACTACATCACCAACCTGAATATCATCTGTACTCCAATCCTTATCAGGATCAATGAACTTGACTTTGAACCCATCAGGTTTGTCCATACGAGAAGGCTCATACATCTCAATCATGGCCTTCCCCGTAGTCTCTTCTACTGCTACATGTTCATCTTTAATATGAAAGACGGGGACTTCATAATCTAAATCGGCATAGCGGAGATAAATCTTGTTGCTAAAGTGAACAAACTGACCTCTGAAAGACCTTAGAATAACGTCAACAATGGTCTGAGAGGGAAGATCACTACCTATAGCATAGTTTAAATACCAACCTTGTAAATCACAATAGTTTGCAGCCTCAGTCCACGAATCAATATCAATCTTAGAAACACTAACAGCCTTCCCATACCTAGTATTTGTCATATAGTCATAGAGACAGAGCACTGGATTATGGGAACCTACAGTCCAATTCAAAGGATCAGGATCAGAGAGATCAACATCTACCCAATTATAAGAAGCAGTCCTGAAATCATAAACCTTTCTTCCCTTTAGTAAATAGGTTCTGCTGGGAGTTCTTACAAAATAATCTTCATCATACTTCAGCCTCCACACTACATTGCACGTATATTTATAATGGTCGGTATGGCTGGGAAATGCTGCTGCTAAGTCTAGATCCTCAGTTTGATTTGATGCTCCGCTATGAAATGTAAAACTTTTAAGGTTTGAGGGGTATTCATTATGAAGAATCTCATCTAGCCATACTTGAGTTATACCAGTTATAGGATCTACATGTAAACCTTCACATTCCCCTTCTCCTAAAGAATCAACAATATATAAATATTTATTTTCATTTCCACCTGAATTTATAAATATCTCATTAGAGCCAACCTTGTGCATTCCATAAATAAGCTTGATTGCAGCCTGAGTAGTTCGAGTATTTATCTGAAGTTTTCGACCTACGTCCTGATCGGGTTCATGGATTGTTAAAGAGGCTTCAGCCCAAGCAGCCAACACAAGGGAAGCAGCCAACCAATACTGTTGAAAAGCAGCGGCTACGAAGGCCGCTACCATCAACCCTATTATCCTCGCTCTTTGGCTGCCCATCTTATAACCGCCTCTATTGGGTAGTTTCTTTTGTTGACCAATCCCACCGAATCTCCTACAAAACTCGACAGAATCAACCCGTTTCCTACATATATACCTGCTCCTAATACACCTTTACCATCTTTAAATAGAACCAAATCTGGGGGAAACAAGCAATAATTGTCTACCTTTTCTCCTAAACTAAGTACATAAGAAATAAAAGCGAATTTAGCCTGTTCGGGGAACTCAGACCACAATTTAGAATAATTTTCTTCAGTTATCCCTCTATATTCCTTAGGGATTTTAATTCCTAACTCTCTTCCTATAGAGTTAACCATCATTAAACAATCCATACCTGACAAATCTCTCCCACCCAACTTGTAGGGGACACCAATATATTTACTAATTACACTAGAAAGATTAAGCTTTTGTTTAGCCAACTTTAGGATTCCTTCCCCACCAGATTATCTTGTCCTCAATGTCAGGCAACCAACGATACCCTCCAAAATTATCCGTATTGTTATATTTGCTACAGGCGGCATAGGTGCGGTCGCATTCCTGAGTAGGATAATCCTTAGAATAACCACATTCATCTCCACCAAATACTTTCCATCTACAGCTAGGAGAATGAAGATTAATCGTATTCATATCCCAACGGGTAAACTCATTGGTCATAGTTATGCGAATCTTCTCGTCAGGGTATAAATTCCAAGCGTCTATCTCTCCCGAAAACATTGTAATCGCAGCATCTCCCACAATCTGAAAATCACTATCCAGCAGCACCATTTTGAGCCCAATGGGTTGCCCCTGCTGCCCCGTTTCAGCAAAGTAATACGTCAACGATTGATCCAACACATCTATATCCACCGTTGCCTCATCGATAATTCTAGCCGTACTGTAGTTCACGGAGTCTACGGAGAAAGGGTAAGGCTCATACTTCGCCCCTTCAAAATATATAGAAACATCACAATCAGTTAAATTAAAATGATATGCCTCCCCTTGATCATTCACCACAGAGAGATTCATAAGTATAAAGGGCCGAATGCTCCCTTTCCTAATTTCGTCCAATAAATCTTGATCTATTTCTCTCATAACTCATCATTTAAGAGCCCTTTCAGCTCCACCCCCGATCTTCCCACTATATTGTAAAAGTCCTCATAACTAAAGGCATCCTGCATAAATCTACATCTAATCTTCAAAACACCTGTAAAATCGACCGTTACACGATTGCCTTCTTCTGGTGCCACAGTGAAATGTAAAATGTCTTCTCCATCGGAGCCAGCTTGAGGATCAATCCAATATTCTCCTGAAGTTGCTAAAGGGTCTCCTCCTTTATACACCGTTTCATTGGATATACTTTTACCAGGTAGACTGAACTGAGTAGTGCTTCCATCCCCCACACCTACATATTCACTCTCATAATCTTGTATCCCATAGTTGGATCTCTCGATGAAAGGGGCATCTAGGTAGAAACTGAACACTTCATACCTACCCATCCTTGCAACAAAGAATTTCCAAATAGTCCTTATATTCGCCGCAGTGAAGAACTTATTATTATAAGGTATTCGGATGTTGCGGCGGGGCACGGTCCATTTCTGTCTTCTCTTTTCCCGCCCCGGTACATTTTCGTCATCAAATTGGGACACCAAGGTCTTCGTCTGAAATTCAATGACAATAGGAAAATCATAGTTTATGTCTGAAAAATCAGGAAATTTAGCCACGGCTTACCCTCTTTATGCTAGATACTAATTGTTTGTCTCCTTCCCTAATTGACTGTGTAGTAGCTCCGGCAAACAAACTCCTATGTCTTCTCACCCATTCATCCATCGTCCGTGTGTCTGGGGTCATTATAGTTATATTAACATTACCTGCCCCTGCTGCTTCATCCCGAGGGGTAACAGTTTCACCTCTTTGCAATATGGCGGGGAACTCATCAGGACTAAGACCTGAATGCAGTCTAGGAGCGGCTTGGATGATCCACTGTGGAACCTGTTTGCGGGGGAATACATCGACGCCTATCTGACCACCTGAATGCTGCAAAGCTATTCTACCTAACCCAGCGTCAGAACTATATGTGCTTCCAGCCGCACCCGCTGTACCAGGTGTAGTTGTTCCACTAAGTGCCCCTAACATCCTTATCCCTAACGCAATCAACTCCGCCGTCGCCCTATCCGCCAAGAACTTAGCAATCTCTCTCAACAGAGCATCGAGAAATCCCTTCCAAGCATCGTGAGCACTCTTCAGATCACCTTTCATAACCTGAAAGAAATACTCTTCCATCGCTCCAGCCATGTGATTCGCTGAATTTTGTACGATTGTAGACCAATCCCTTGCAGCCAATTTAAAGTCTATCCCAGCTAATTCAAGACCTGCTCTCAGCTTCATAAGCCAATCATCACTGTACTCCTTCATTATCGCCCATTTTTCTCTCTCAACAATTAATTCCTGCTCACCTGCATCCCTGAGCATTTTCTGTCGGTAGCGGATGTATTCTTCACTGTCACGAGGTAGACGTTTCAGGTATCGTTCGTGTTCCAAAATCCTCTTATCGGTATTATTCTTTTCTATATCATAAGCAATTTTAGCTACTTCATTTTGGCCCTTTAAATATTCCTCTGTACCTTCTTTTTGTCTAGAAAGGAAATTTTCAGCAATGGACAACCTTTTATTTAAAATATCTCTCTCAATATCCAATTCCTCTAGCCTTATATCCTCTCTACTCTTAAATCCATCTACCCATAAAGCTGTTTGTCTTTCAATGCTTATTTTTCCATACATTTCTTCCAATTCTAGTTGATCTAATTCACTCTGAGCGTAAATCTTTCTTCTTTCTGCTAGAAACTTTTGATCTATCTCAGCCCTTCCTTTAATATACTTCTGACGCTTTTTCTCTTTTTCTCCAGGATCAAGGTCTAATTTCAACTGCTCTTTATACCAAATATTCAGATCATCCAAATTCTTCTGTCGAGTTGCCTTGGCTTTAGATAACTCGTCAGTTTGAAGTCTAGCCATCAAAGAGTCATATTGTTTTTGAAACTTCAATTTGGTTTCGAGTTTCTTTTTCTCTGCCGCCTCTGTATTCCTTACATCCTGCTCCCCAAGAACCTTAATGAGAGCCATAATTCTCATATATTCATCCGCTCTCTGTTTGCCATATTTCTTCTCTATGTCAGCCTTAATCTTAGCAGCATCCTGAGCATCAGAAACCCCCCTGAGTTCTTGCATTGTGGCATTTTCTTGGAATTTATCTATTTGCTCTAATCTAACCTTATATTGCTCTTTCCAAGTTCTCAGCAAGTCTCCCTGCAACTTTCTAATTATCCTAACACGTTCCTCCTCAGTCCAAATCTCTTTCCCTATACCCTCAATAGTTTCATTTATTGCCCTAAGATGTAATGCCGCCCTACCCTCTGCAAGTTCCTTATCTGTAAGTCCTAATTCTTTAGCCGTAGTCTCCCAAGTTGAAATCCTCTGATTCATCAACTTTATTTGCTCTAGCAAAGCAACCCGCTCGATTGCAGTAAGTTGGTTGTAAATAGAACGCCAGTAGCTTGGCAGAGTAGATACAGCTTCCTTTTCTCTTTCAGCCTGCTTCTGTCTCTCGTAATTCGTCCAATAGACTTTCTGCAAATATTCAAGAGCAACGGCGGTGAATTGCTCCAGTTGACCTGCTGCTAATTCCATATCGCCTATAAGATAAAATATCGATCTTCTCAAAAAGCTTATAAATTCAGGACCTTCACCTGGCTTCCACTCAATACGCAATTTAGAAAGGGCCTCACCTAAACGCCCTACCCTCTCATTGAGTTCTGCCACGTCTTTATCACTAACTAATTGATCCACTACCGAAAACTCAGGTAACTCCATCCACAAAAATGACTGACCTGCACTCCTCACAGCCTTGGCATAATGAGCTATCTGTTTGGCTAACTGTTCAAAGGAAGCCATAGCATTCTTCTTAATAAGCTCATCTAATGCCTCACCCTGATCATTCCAAGCCCTAGTCAGTTCGTCGATATTACTTTTTAATTCGGGGAAATCCTCACCCAGTCTCTTCAATACGGCTAGGTACTCAAGAGTTCCAGGAGTTAGTTCCTTCAATTCATCTCTATATCTCTGCAAAGATTCCACGTTTTTGGCTGCTGCTCTCTCTTCTGCCTCCCATTTTTCAATCCTCTTATCCAGGTACCTAAACAAAGCTACAAAAAAGGTGCCAAAAGCACCAGCAATAAAAAACAAAGGATGGGCAGTAAGAGTCTTCCTTAGTACACTCATCGCCACAGTAAATAAACCAACCTTCTCTGTGGCTTGCATCCACAATCTTACATTTATACCAGTAGTGAGGGCAGCAAATATAGGAATTATTGACTTCAACGCATACCCTAAAAACTGAAATGTTGAAAATAAAACAAGACCAATTGTATTCAAAGCACCCAATGACACAATAAACTGTCCGACTACAGGTATCTCTACTATGTAAGTGATAGCTTTTACTACTTCCCTCAAAACCTCTAGCAGAACTTTAAAGGCCCCAGCAATACCCGCTTCACCTATATCGACTGCCAGCGTACCCAACCTATCCCGTAAGTTCTTAGCTGTTACTGCAAGACCTTCCATTTGCGTTTCAGCCATCCTCGTAGCTTCACCTGCCCGTATCGCAGCCTCGTACATCTTGTCGAAACCCTCGACCCCTGCTTCAGTTAAGGCTGCCACGGCAGGAGCGCCACGAAGACCAAACAACTGGAATGCTCTGGCAGCATCAGGGACGATCTTCACAAGTTCTTCAATAATGCCCCTCATCTTCAAACTTCCACCACTAAACTTGCTAAGATCCACACCCGCTGCTATAAAAGCCTCCCGTAGCTTTTCATTAGGAGCAACTAGGCGAGCTAAGACCTGTCTCAGCCCAGTACCTATCGTACTCGCTCGAATACCTGCATTAGCAAGAATCATAGTAGCTGCGGCGGTATCTTCAATCTGTAGACCAGCTTTGGCAGCAACAGGACCTAAATAGTTGAATGCAATACGGAGTTTATCAACGGTGAGCTTTGATCGGTTTATAGCGTTAGCCATAACATCAGCGACACGATTCGACTGTGTTGCCTCAAGACCAAACGCCCGTATAACCGTAGTAAGCAAATCAGAAGATGTTTTGAGATCAGTCAACGTGCCAGTTGCCAGCTTTGCCACTGCCCCAATGGCATCCACAGACTCCGCAGCATCGAAACCTGCCTGTGCCAACAGAACCATCCCATCCGCAACTTCTTTCACAGAGAATTTAGTATCTTTGGCTACATTGAATATAGCCTTACCCATCGTATCGAGTTCGGATTCAGTGGCATTAGTGATGGCTTGCAGATTATAGAGGGCTTGATCAAACTCGAATATTACCTCAGTTCCACTTCTAATAGAATTGATCAATCCATATGTCAGAGTTCCAGCTATTCCATACGCAGCAACAACCTTAAATGCTGCCATAATTCTTTCCAATCCCCCATGAACCCTACTCAACTGCTTGTTCATTTGGGTAAATTGGGTGGTTGCCCCTTTTACTCCTTCTCCTGCTTTCGTTGCTGCCACACCCGCCTGAGTCGTAGCTCCAGCAAAATTAGCCATCTGCGTCCGCAACCGAGCCAGGGCCTCAGTCACTGGGGCAATGTTGGCCGTAAACATTATCCCTAATGATAATTCTCGTCTATCTACCATCTCTTATCCTGCCTTCACTGTCCCCTTCGAGAACAACCCCTTAAACTTGCCCATCATCTTCTGGGTCAACTGCTCCCGTTCTTCAGGGGATAAGTTCTCGTAGTCAGCCGGATCTCTAAAGAGCATTGATTCCTTTTCTTTCCTCTTCTTCTCCTCTTTATCTATATCTACCCCACTCAGTGCCGCTTGAATCTTAACCCTTGCCCTCTCCTCGTCCGTTGCATGTTTCGACATAACAAACAGCTGGCTCAGTGTGAGACCTCCTTCTCTGTAGCCTCGTCTGTAGAAGTGGGAGAGGTCATATTGGGAATATCTTCTGAGGGTATAGGTGACAATTTCGGCGAGCGAAACTGTTTCTTGATCTTCTCCACGAGGCTCTTCACTTTTCCCGCTATACTTTCGTAGTTGACTTCATAAAGGATTTCAGCTATTTCGGCTGCTTGAAGGTTGGTGATCTCTTTGAGGATGTCTTCCCCTTCATCCGTCGCCTTCTTCAATAACACCGTAACATTGTCCTTGATAGCTGTAGCCATAAATGTCGCAATTCCCAACTCCGACTGATCTCCACTCTGCACGTAGGTCTTTATTGCTGCGGCTACCAGATCAGTAACCTCCAACTGATCAGCCATAGAGAGAGGGTAAATCTGAATCTCCCTCAAACTTTTTATACCAATTGTTACACGCCTAATTTGTGGGTTCAACTTTTGATCGTCCGTTATAGTCATCTTACCGACTCCTTTTAGATTGTTCTGCTGCCCCGAAGGGCAGCAGTTGTATTTAGAGTCCACTTATTAGGTGAACTTAATCCAGCCAAGAGGCATAGTATCCCACACAGCACTGCCTCCCGAAACCTCACTATCTGCCCTCTTACTTTCAAACGTAAGAGTGACAGCCACAGCATCCTCAGCCTGTAGATCCATCTCAGTGGCAGGAACGGGCTGTGCCCTTGGGAAAATGATGTGCATGTAATTGGTACCATTCGGGAACGTGTACATCGCTTCCATCCTCACGTAGTCAATATCCCTACTATCGAAGTCACCTAACTTCACTTCACCCGAATGAGCCGTGTCATAGCCTCCTCCTGTAGGATCAATACCCCGAGAGAGAGCAACATTATAAGGAGTGATTTCCTTGAAAGCACACTCCAACGCAGCAACCTCACGGAGGGGTATCTGGTGATCTTCCATCAGAGGGAACCCTGACTCTAACTTCCACACATCGATGGTGCTGGTGAACTTAGTGTTAGCAAGAGCGCCAATGCTGTCATCAGAATCCAACTGGGGATGAATGTCCCCAATATAAGTAGCACTCGTACCAACTCTAATCTGAGCCAGCCCCAATGCGACAGTAGAAGTATCTTTTGTTACAGGACCTGAACGTGGCATATACGACCTCACCTCCTTTCACAATAAAGTAATCTAAATTTTTGTTCTATTTATGGTATGACTCAGCGGAACGCTGATTGTCTTTCGGTTGGTCCGATTGTTTGGCGTGTTCAAACGTATCTGTATTAGGAAAGTAATGGAGAATGTTGAATGCTCTGCAACTTCTCCCAATACACCTGATCTTTAATGATCCGTGTATGTAAATCTCTACTGGGCAGTATTCTCCAAGCCCATCTGTCTTAATCTTTTTGCCGAAAGCAAAGTACCACAGCCCATTTGGCAACCTACAAATCAGTTTCTTTCCACACTCTTTGCACCGAACAAAAGTCGTCAAATCTTCGACCCCCACTTCAACCTAGCATTCAGCATTTTGTATTTTGTCCCGTCATCGGCCTCGAACTGCTCTGATTCAGGGTCGAGTTGAACTACTAATCCTCCTATTACGTCCCAAGCCCCACTCTCGTAACTCCTATAAAACGTGATTCTCCTCCGCCCATCTGTTTGATCTGCGTCAGTCAAATATCCCATAACTTTATCCCGAAGCTGAGCCAATCTAAACCCTTCAGCGTCAAACCTAGTGCAGCAATAGATAGTGAGGAGCATACTGGAAAGGGTGTCAGGATCAAGGAAACCAAAATTAACAGAAACCCATTTATCCACACTCTGAGCATCCCCTTGAATCTGAGGGCTACTGAGACCTCTATCAAACGTGAGGGGAATGTTCTCGGCTCTGGCAAGATTATCTACGAAATATTTCTTGACAGAATCCCTTACGTTAGCCTCTCGTGCCGTAGGGTCAAGTACCACCTGTTATCTCCTAAAAAATAAACGAAATCTTTTATCTCCAAACATTGTATAGTTACCAAAAAGGATCGGTTTCACTATCTCCAATGTAGGATAATCACAATTGGGACACGGTTGAATAGGAGTACCATCTGGCTGAAAATCATGCTCAAACTCAGCCTCTATCTCCCATTTACAATTACTGCATCTAACTAACATATTTCTCAGCGTCCTTTACAAGATTATCAATGAAAGGCCAAAACACTTGCGTCATGTATTCCACGGATGGCAAGTTTCGAGGATCATCTTTTGACCTTTTATCAAATTCCCCTAAACTAATTGCTCTGTGGACCATCCTCAATTCTTCGAGAGACATAGAGAAGGTTACGTGGACATCTCGAATTTGAATATCTTTTACTTCAGGCATCAGTGCCACCCCATCAATATCTTCTGAGCTAGAAGATTAATAAAAGGTCCAGCTTCAAAATCCTGCAACACGTAGGTAAACACAGGGCGAGGATGATGGTGTCCGCCCTCTCCAAAACTTCCCCCAAACTCCAGCACTCGTGCGTAGAAGGCTACAGGCTTAGCAGGACCTCTAATTGTCTTCACCCCTTTCCCTAAAGTTGTAAACCATGATTTACCAGGCTGAGACATTACTCCTGCAGGAATCCCTGCCATATACCCATAATGTCTCCCTGCATATCTCTGCCGCCGCACTGTTATAGATTTCAGCAAATCACCCCACAACTGCCAATATGCCTGCTTCCCTGCTCCTGACCCATATATGAGTTTCCATTTCCTGTACCGCTCGCTTCCTGGTGTTGTGCCAAAGGGAACATAGCGACCTGCATATTTCTGAGTAACAATGGCAGCGACGATCTCTTGGTGAGCCTTTCGAGCCATTAGAAGAGGAACTTCATCTTTCCCATAGAACAACACGGCACTCTGCACTTTATGTGTTGCCCACATAATTCGTTCCATATCTTGTGGATTGGGGTAGATGTAGATCACTCAATTTCCTCCAACCAGCCGTTCAGCACAGTCTCACCAACGTAACTGGCTATATTTACAGGATACAATCTTTTGTCGTGCAGCACAACATTATTTCTGAAGATCCGAGGACATTTATCAATTCCTTCACTTGATCGTCTGTACAGACTCAAATAATCGAACTGATCGCAATAAAAGAACGTCGGGAGTGCGTCGGATAGCGACTCTGTTAAGCGTTCGTCGTCATAGATATACAAAACATAGTCTGTCGATACTCCGAACTCTGAGAACGTCGGATCGAAGTCTGCTATAATCGTAGCCACAGGTAATTTGCCAAGTGACTCGATGCACTTCTCTCTCATCCTTTTATCTTCTTTCCCCGACCTCAGAACGATTGCCGTTAACACTACTTCAATTTCTCCTTATCCTTATACTTCGCTTCCATCATGTCCCTCAATTCAACTATCCTCTCTGAAGACAGTCCTTCAGTGGACACAGTGGATTTGTAACTACCAGGAATCCCTTTGTACCACATTGGGGCACTATTGTATTGGAACTTTATGTCCCAGAGTTCTGGTTTCTCGAAGACAGGTGATCCTGGTAGCGGCTGGAAAACCGTGAAATCAACGTCATCGGGTCTCGCCTCCTCGATCCACCTTTGTGTATCCAATATAGTGCCTTCAGTCTCTCCAGGTAGACCAACGATAAGAAACGCCTTGCATCTGATTCCTGCTTTTCTGAGTGCCCATACAGCCTCAAGATTGCGTTGCGTAGTCGTTCCTTTGAGGTTCTTTTGGAGTATTTCGTCTGATCCACTCTCTACCCCCATTCCGACCTCTACTACACCCATTCGGGCTAAGTAGCTGGCAGTCTGGTCGTCTATAAGGTTGGACCGAGCAAAACACCTGAACCTGTAATCCTTCTGTCCAAAATATTCAGCTAACTCTCTTGTCCTCTTCCTACTCGTTACAAATACGTCATCAAAGATCATAAAAGCCTCAAACCCATATTCTTTATTCAAATGCTCGACTTCTCTGATCACGTATTTGGAGGAGGCTTGACGAAACTTTCGGGTTATTCTGGCGCAGAAGGAACAATGAAATGGGCAACCCCTCGAAGTCATCAGCGTAGTGGCGGGGCGAGAATCGATTGTGTAGTGATATTTCTTGATGTCAATGAGATCACGGGCAGGAAGGGGGAGGCGATCTATAGAGACTAAATCCGACGTATTCCCAAGCACTTTCTCGTCACATTGCATCCCGCTTGTAAGATATAACATCAGAGCAGTCAACGCCATCTCCCCTTCGCCCTTGATCACATAATCAAAACCATTCTCAATGCACTCATGGGGCATATGGGTAGCGTGAGGTCCTCCTGCTATTAGAGTCTTTCCCTCTTTCTTCAACTGCCTAGCTATCCTATATGCTTGATCTCTCTGTGGGGTAGTCAGTGAGATACCTACTATGTTAGATTCCACTCTAACCAAATCATTGAAATCCGCAGCAGCCAAATCAATCACCTGAACCGTATATCCCCAATCTCTCAACACAGCCGCAAGATAAAGTATCCCAAGAGGGGGAAACACCTCTTGATCAATCAGAAAAGGACTGCTGGGGAATATTAAGGAAATGTCACAAGTCATATCTTAACCTCTGAAACACCACATCAATCGTACAGGATCTATCATGGGGTATAGTGTCAATTTGAACTAACTTCAATAGGGGAAGGCGGGTCATTATATTCTGAATAAAAGGTTTTCCCACATTTACTTGATGGCTGGGATTTCCCCCTTCTTCTACCGTAGCATACCTTCCCCCTTGCATGTCAGGGAGCAGGAGAACTAAATACCCTTCAGGTCTGATCAATCTTCTCGCCCATCCATTGAGACAAGCAATGATTTCGTTTTCTGTTGGCAGGTCTTCAACCATGTGGCTGCTGAAGACAAAATCGACAGGCTCGTAATGTACATACCGCACAGCATCCCAGTGAATAAACCTTCCCTCTGGAACTTGCATTTCACAAAGGGGTTGAGGAGATATGTCAACATGATAACAATCACCCAGAAGAAGAGGGCAACTGCCGCAGCCCATATCAAGACCCCGACCCTGAAGATAAGCCGCAACGTGTCCAACATTGAAGTCGAACTCGACCCTGACATTTTTTACGTCCTCCAAGCTATACTCCATTTAATTCCCCTGTCACATCCGTAACAAAACCCCTCTCTTTAACAATCTCAAAAAACCTTAGATGTCTCTCTGCCATTATTTTACTTGTGAATCTATGCTCGTACAGACGCCTACAGGATTCTCTAGAGATACTATCAATTTGCTTGAGGGCATCAACAGAGGATTGAATGGCTTGTTCTCTTTGTTCATGGGAATAGCCATCGTGATTAATAATGAATCCATGTTTTCCATGCTCTATTATTTCACCTCCATTGTAGTTAATAGCTGAAGGTTCTTGAGAGTTTCCCCAACCTATAACAGGAACACCACACGCCAAAGACTCTAAGTTTATTACACCTAACATCTCGTGGTACCCATTGAATATAGGATTAATTAGAGCCTTTGCCCTCCTCCAAACTCTGTATTTAATCTCGTCATCACATCCTCTTAACCATATGATCTGCCGTCCATCCACTTTTGGGAGTACATTATCATGGCAAAAAGGGTAGTGATAAGCAGGACCTATAAGGATAAGTCTCTCCCCTGCCCTCTTAGCTATATCTATGGCTATGTCAGGGCACTTACCTGGGTCCATTCTTCCTATCCACAATGAAAAATTGTCGTGATCTTTGTCCCATTCTGGGTAAATCCATTCAGGAACTCCATGATAAATCAAAGTACCTATCCCACCACTAACACTTTTGATTTTTTTAGAGTAAACTACCTTATTCTTGTCAATTCGGGGCAAATTGAAAAAGGGTTCTATAGTGAAAGGCCAATTACTTCTCAGATCATGGCTAATATAACCGGAGCCCATAAATGAATGTACATGGTCGAACTTTTTGTTTTTCTCAACCTCATACGCCTTAATTGCCTCAAGATAAATATCCCGATCGTCTTCCCAGGGGACCGACATCTCGACGAACTCAAATCCAGGCAAATCACACCCTTTTATAGAAAACACAACACACTCATGCCCTATATCTCTCCACTCTCTAATCAAGTAATAGATGAGCCTTTCAGCCCCATAAATATGTCCTTCGCCGAATGGGTGGGCGTAGCCCAATACTGCGATTCTCATAATCCCAACTCCTTTAGCCGTTCTCTCTGCCATTGTTTCAATGTTTCGCCTACCGCTGTGTGCAATCTATTACCACACACTGAACAAAAATTCACATCACCAAACAATTCAACCACCTGTTTGTGAAAACACGGGGTATTTATCTCTGTCTCAGAAAACAAAGGGGGAGGTACGTTAGGTTGCACATTGTCAACCCAATACATATCTCCACAGTAGGGACACCGATGTTTGCCTGGCACGATCTCAAAATCTGGCATACGCCAGAACCTGCCACACCCCAAACACATGTATCTATCCGTTGCTCTCCCCATCACCTAATCCTTTCTGCCCACAGTTGGCCGTGACCTAACTTTGTGTGCTTGTGACTCCATTTTTTCTTTTCATTCTTAGCAAACCAGTGAAGAAACTCAAAATTCTGAGTCTCCACAATATCATCAAAGACCACAATACTTCCAATCTTTGAATAATCCCTAAAAAGCTTCCACTCCCTTATTATATGTTCAGTCGTGTGCAAAGTATCTTGAAAACAGAAATCCCATTCACCAATTCTAGGCATGACTTCTGTAAGGGTGTCATACGTCAATCCCTCTATGAACTCAACCTCAACATTCTTTAATCCTTTCATCTCCTCCAATCTCTTATTTCTCTTCTCAATCACTAATCCCCAAGACTTCCACCCTCTGGCACACACATGCTTTTCAGGGAAGTTCTTCCAATCGACTATTGGTCCTTCTTCAAAAGTTGGAGCGCAGCCATAAGGCTCCCCGAGAGAGTTAGCAGGAGAATGACCTACATCAAACGTGTATAACTTCCCTCCCCCATATTCACTCATTGCCTTAGCTATTTTATAAGTACCATAGCCCTCAAAAGTTCCCAGCTCCATTACTACATCGGGCTGCAAGACCAACAACGCTTGCACAATCATATCCATATTTGCATTGTCATGGACCCAGGGTCGCATAAAAGCCTCTGCCACACATTCTTCGTGTGTTATTCCTTCACTCACTCTGGGCTTTATAGTATCCCAATTGTTTTCTAGAAATTCCATCAATAGTCCTTCCAGTAGCCAGGGTTAGCACATTCAATAATCTGTCTTTTTGGAGTTGTCTCGAATACATCGTGAGTAAGACCTAACTGTTTTCTTCTCGCTTGAGCCCTCAACCACAATTTCTCAATCCTAACCCTATCCCGATAATCATCCTTCTCAAAATGCTCCAGATCAGATTCAAATTTATAGTACGGCAAATCTTGAGGCCAAAGCACATGATGAGGACTATTTACCCAGTGCATTCCAACCTCTCTCATTATCAATCTGCATTGGTAGTCAGGGTACTGACCTATTTGATGACTGATCAAGGGCCACCCATCCACTGAACTAGGAATTGCATAAGGTGATTCGGGAAATCGCAAAGGCTCATAAGTCCTGCGAGGCACATGGCCAACTTTATAGTAAAACCCACCCTCCTTGAAAGTTTTGTCCACAAACTCCAGTTCCCTCTTGAGCCCATCTGTTAATCGCTCGTCGAAGTCGAGGATGAAACACATCTGCCCATGTGGAATATAGGAAAGAGCGATGTTGCTTTGGGTCGTTTCCATATCGTGAAACCAGTTGAGCCACGGGTGTATGAAGACTTCCGGTTTCTCGTACTCTCTGAGGGCTTGGACAGTGAAATCTGTACTGCCCCCATCAACCACAATAATTCTTTCAAAGTAAGATTCATTATGGACATTTTTCATTACCCTTTCTACTTGTTTCTCTTCGTTCAGACACTTCATTAGAAGAATCACGATTGTACTCCTTTACTTTAATCCTTTCTTCTTTTCTTCCAATTCCTTTATCTCCCGCTCTAAATTCAAACAATCGGTCTGTGCAGGTTGGGGCATACGTATGCAGTCTCTTGTTCCATATTGCTTGTACATCTGGTACAACATATCACGCTTGGTAGATATTCGGATGTCAACAAACTCAGCTTTGGAGAAAGCGGCTAAGAACTCTATCTTATCCTGTGTCTGCTCAAACTGCTCTTTGGTTTCTTCACAGGCTGTGAGGAAATCATTCATAGGAGTAAAATAGGATATTGCCCCTATCGTAGCCGCCACTATTGCTATCGCCACTGTTATATCCTTCCACGTCATATCCCAAACGCCCCCTTTGGTTGCAATAGCTTTGTCAATTCTTTTACAACCAACATTGGGTTAATGGTACTGATACAGGGAGACATGCAGGGAGCTTTTCCTGGCTGCCCCCAGCAGTTCGCCGTAATTGGACAAACATCAAGCTTGTTAGGTTCCAAATTGATGATAGTGCCGTTGTCTGACCTTGGTCCAGTTACTCTGGCAGGAGCAGGGCCGTACAAGACTATTGCTGGGGTTCCTAAAGCCCCAGCTAAATGGCTCAGAAACGAATCGATAACCACGGCAGCACGGGCATTTTTCATAACCCACGCAGATTGTCTCCAAGTCAACTTCTCCCTCAAATCTAAAACTGTTCTCCTGCATGCCAGATCCTTTCCCATCCCCAGTTGAACGAACTTATACTGGGGCATCATTTGAATCACGACATCCATATGTCTATACGTCCTATACTGCTTCTGAGCACCAGCCGTTTGCACCACGATGTACTCATCAGGGAGTTCGATTTCAGGTTTTTCGAGCTTTATGAACATATTATCAGGTTCGACTTGGCAGAAATAAGGGTACATAGAATGGAGAGGGACATCGAGATTGTTCCAACCTCCAGGGAGAATCTTTTCTCCATGAGGATTATATACAATCTGATATTTCCCTAACATTGAATCGTTCCAACTAATAATCTCATCAACATATGGGTTCCCTTCTACTATATCCCGATACATATCCTGAGTCATGTAGACGAGAGGAACATCGGGGTGTCTCTCCTTAATTCCCTTAAAACATTGAGTGCTCATCAGCACATCGCCTCCCGAGGAGTGCTGGGCGAAGAGGACTTTGTTGATCTTGGGAGGTCCAACCTTGATGCCAGGCTCTGTAGCCTCATCCAATAACTTGTTAATATTACTCGATCTTTCCATCCACTGCCTGGCTGCTTTAGCACCTTTCTTTATAATATCTCTCCTCAACCTGTCATCCCTAACAATCTTATCCATCTTATCAACTAGATCCGAAAAACTACAACACACCGACTCGACAAACGTGCGACCACGCTGGGCTATGATAGGCACATAGGTTAATTCGTGGCAATCAACAGGCAATCCTGCTCCATCCGCCAGCAGTTCTATCTGCGCTGTGGTGTTGGAGGCTACTACGGGGCATCCACACAGTTGAGCCTCCAATATCGTCCAACTCAGTCCCTCATGCGTCGAAGTATTCACTAAGCAATTCAACGAATTATAAATATCTACCATCCTCTTTCTATCATAGAATATGTTAGGCTTCTTGGCAACGACATCTCCCGTCTTTGCCCCATATACCGCAGCATAATCATTCAATGTTTGCTCTAAATTGTAAACCCCAGTCGTCATATCCGTATGAAGATAGAGGGTAACATTTGGGTTCTGCTTTTTGACTTCAAAGAAGGCTTTAATGGCTCTCTGAGGATCCTTCCGAAACTGATTAGGTCCTATGAATCCAAATAGAAATCGCTCGTCAGACAATTCAGGGAACAACTGGTGGCGAACTGCTATCTTTTCTTCAGGAGAGTAGATCCTGAACACTTCGTAATCGTTGACGGGCGGACGGAAATAGCGAAGTTCTGGAACATAAGGTTTTAAAGTGTGGTAGCCATATTTGGAGTAAACACAGGGGAAATCAAACACGCTGAACCATTTGGCGAAATCGGCTCTTATCTCAGGGAGGTCGTAGGGCATAATACATATAGTTTTCATACCCCTCAATTCAGCCAACTGCATCAACGCATCATACACATGGGCGTACATCCATATATCTACTCCAACAATAACCAACACATCCAACTCATTGTGCTGAACAAAATTAATCAGATCCTTCCCGCCAAAATCCCTTTCATCCCTAGCAATCGTCACGTTGTAGTTGGGGAGTTTGTCTTCAAACACTTTGTTTCTAATGGGGGGTGGATAAGGAGAGAATATAGCAGGGATATAATTGTTCCTGTCAACCTGCTCCAGCAGAGCAGCCATCATATTAGCATTGCCAGTGACTCCAAGCGGATGGTCTCCTACGAATAACACATTCTTCACGATTCTCTCCTTTAAAAGAGATTGCTATCATCGGTCTCTAGTGTCGGTTTCTAACTCGGCAACATCTATGCCATCATATCTGCGGCGTTTTACAGTGGTAATCATATACCATTCGCCGCTTACAGGTGTAAAACGATCAAGGGATTGAATTTGATAAGATGAGGAGATGTAGAGTTCGTGCCTTTCCAACCCTAGCATCCCTAGCTCTACGTCCGTCTCCAATGAATGTCCGAACAGACTCTCCGTAACTAAAGCCTTGATATTGTCGTCTATAACATTCCATACATGCTTCTTCTGATATGTCTGAGCATCCCAGTCTTCGCCTGACGACCGCTCTAGTTTTCCTGCCAGAACATTGCATTTGTAGAGGACGCTTTGGTACTCAATTACTTCGTTCTCGAAAAGGTCAGGCGTCATGTTCATTAATAAGAACTTACGCCCATCCCCAGTGAACTCAACCACATCTCCAACCGCCGCTACGCTGTCGTACGGCAGAGATGCTTCAATGAAGTATTCTCGAATAAATGGTTTGGTTACTTGACGGTTAAGCTCAAAATCTAAGTAACCTGCCTCTACTTCTCCAGAGGCACCAGGTGCCGCCCGGACAGCACTGTACGCCGTGCCCACTTCTCTATAGACATCTTTAATATCGAACCCAATTGACATTACTCCGTATCCGACGGGTTGATCTTGACCCGATTACTTTCCTCATACGTGATGTCTTTTCCTGTGGTACGGTCGTAAGCGAACCCAGGGGCCAATTGATGTCCAAAAGCTTGCGTAGCCTCAACGCCCGCAAACTCGAACATCTCTTCCTCTAACGCCTTCTCAAACTTCTCATCCAACTGTTTGATAAGCGTGTTATAGTGATCAAACCTCTGATTCAAACTAAATTGCTTGACTTTGAATTTATGGGCACTCTCGGAGTAGAGCATGAAGAAAAGGTGACGCTTTGTCCTCTCCATCAACCACTTTATTCGGAAACTGGTAGAGGCAGGAAGAGTGAAGCTTGTATCTCTCTGAGCATCATCCACAGCCAACTCATAGTCTATATCATCGAAATAGTTCGACAACCCCTTAATGCTCGTCTTCACCCTGTAAACTAACTCATCCCTAGTCACTGTCCTCTTCCCTCACGATAAGAGTGGGTTTCTCGTAGTTGATTCCCTCAGTCAACGACTGAATGAGTTCCTCAGCTTCATCTTTCCTCAAAGCCGCCCTGTTCATCTTCATACCAGTCTCAGTATTGATGACATTGTACCAACCGCCACCTTTGTAATCCATTTCGTAGAGAGGTCTGGGTTCTTTCTCCTCCCCTTCCTCCACCTCTAGCCCCTCTTTCAGCAAACTCTTAGCAACGTCGCTGAAAGAGGGCTGAGGTTCAGGTGGAGGTGGAGGAGGGACGGCAGGTTTCTGATCAACTTGTTCAAAAATCCTGACCGTCCCTCTATCCAGAGCTATTTCTGCGGCTATTTCTCGTGGCATCGTGTCGTAGTCAAAGACGTGACCCTTATACCACAATTCCGTATCTCCTCTAAGAGTCGCCAATAATTCGATCTTTTTAGCCATCGATTGTACCTCCTTGTTAGAGTGGCTCCACTTCCACGAGCAAAACAGCGTTGCTCATCTCACTGGTAGGCGTAGCGGTTCTAGTGAGAGCAGCATTCCACTGAATCACATCTCCCACCGAAAACTCATTCGCAGCCGCATTGACAACAGCCTGAGTAACACCTGTGTCTCCGCTCTGCAAAGTCGTCTTCTGCATCGAAGCCTCACCGCTGACGTGGGCGATCTTAGGTTTTGTAGTCAAACACGAAACCCCATTAATCAACACATCAGCCTCCAGAGATAGAGCATTTGAATCATCTTTACCGCTTTTCAGCACCGACAACGCCACATTCATAATCTTTCCAGAATAGCGAGCCATACCTAAGGCAATTCCGTTAGCGGAAGCCTTAACCTCGCCTGATATGAGTCCCATTGGGATTCCCATATCGACAGCGGCAACTTGCTTGTCAAATGCTGGGCTAGGAAATGGACCCCTCCAATATCTCGGTTCGGTCGGACTCATGGGTCACCTCCTAATTAAGCAACGGTTAAGATGTACACGCCATCCCTCTGGTATAGAACCGGCAGACCTTTATTCTGCACTCGAATCCATGTTCCTTCAGGATCCCACTCATCCATCGAATCAACTTTCATGCCCCGGGTGCGGGTCAGGCCGAAAGGAGCTTCCATAAACTCAGCAATCTTCGTCCCTTGCACATTGTCACAGAACATGATGAACTTGTTGGTGGGAAGGAACTTCTTGGTCATCGTAACGCAGTCCTCACTAGCCTTGAAGCTGGCAGTAGGAGCAGTGGAAACAGTAATCGTCCCCGCCGCAACGTCAACGGCACTGATCGTTTCATCTTCCCAAGTGTCTGCGCTGACATCGTGGAACCTTAGGGTAGCTCCCACCTCAAAGTCCGTGGCATCGTCAACGTAGATCGTCGTTGTTGCTCCGCCCGTAACAGCCGCCGTCAACCAACCCTTCAACTGATACTGCTCGTCGTAAATGACGAAGTTGTCGATGTTGAGAAGATTGGCGAGGACTGCGGCAGGACGGGCAAACAGATCACCGTTGCCAAAAGCAGACTTCTTCAATAGGGTTTGAATTGAGGTGTTGAGGAACATGTACTTTAGGGTTTCGGTGGTCAGGAGGGCATAGTTCAAATCTGCCCCAACACTATTCCTGATCGCCAACTTAGCGTCGAATATATCCTCAACGATGTTTGCATTCGCCCCAGTGCTCCACAGACGGGAGGCGGCGAGAGTAACTACCTGAGCGGAGGGGATACCGTAGTCAACCGTGTGATAAATCCCCTTCATGTCAGTATAGCTGAAACTCCCATTTGTGATCATCTTAGCGAACATCCACTCTTTCCGACGATCACACCGATTCCTCAGCATCTTCATATTTCGAGCCAGCATATTCTTTGCTGCCCAGTGTTGCTGCGTAGTACCTGGCATTCGGAGGTTATTCAGAAATACTTCATCGAAGTACATCTTCTCCTTCCAGAACGCAGCCGTGGCCTGGTGCTGTGAAATGCCGACAGGCTCGACTTGAGGCGCTTTGGCACCGGGGGCTACAAACGGGGTCATCCCCCTGCTACCAATCATTCCCTCCCACGTGATCGTATCTGATTCAGCTGGAATGCTCCCCCAGAGTCCAGACAACACAAGGGAAGGGGACTGCATGAACATTTCTATTAATCTCTGGAGTCGAGCTAATCTCAACTCCGGAATCTCGGCAGCGCCTAGTGGCATATCTATTCACCTCCTTCCATTATTATTTCATAATCAGGAACTGCCCATCGACGCTGGCGCCGAGATCAGTCCTGGCTTGGGCGATCATGTTTGTCAACAATGCGTTATAGAACATGGCATTGCTGAGGACCATTGGAGCAACTGCACCCTTCGCATCTTCCCCTACACCTGTGTTGACAGAGTGCATCAGCACCCCAACTGCAACACTGTAGGAGTTAGTGCTCGCAGCACCCGCCTCCACGTGAATGCAGGCGTTGTTGGCAACGGCGAAGGCTCCACTGATGGACGCAGTTGTCGTTATTTTTGCCATGTGCAGGTAGGTCGTGCGGTCGATAGCCGTAATTGCCCCTAAGTTCTCCGAACTGGCAGCGTAGGTGTTATCATCAAGGATGATAATGTCGTCACCCACCACAAACTTGTAACTGTCCTCCATCGTGACGTAGAGGATGTTGGTGGCGGCGTCTGCTACAAGAAAAGCACACGCCAGTTGGTGATCTGGGTTGGCTGCACTAGGCAAATTTGCTGCAATACCTGGCATAAGAGGAACGTACTTGCCGACATTTCCAGCAGCCGACAGATTCTTCGCCAGAACTGTGCCGGCACGAATTACCCCGTAACCAGGGGCTAGGGTTACTTCTTTGGTCAGGGCTCGGTCGGGTTCACTGTAGAATATTCTTTTGTAGTCAGTTTGCCCGCCCCTGATGATGGACGGCATGTCCATAACCTGAGTCGTCATATTCTATTCACCTCCTTCTCTGTTATATTAATGCTGTGTTGCGGGCTTTTCGCCGGCTAGCTCCAGCATCTCGTTTACAAAGTCGTCGTCAGCCTTTTTATCGGCGGCGACATTGGCACCTTCACTGGAACCAGGAGGAGTCCCACCCCCCATCACTTTCTCAGTCGTGAATCCTTCCCAATCCTTGATCTCTTCTCTCACTGCCTCCCTAAACGCCTTCGCATCCAACACACCATCTTTGACAAACTTGTCATGGCGGATCATGGAGCGAACTTTGGGATGCAGTCGGGAGGGGACATCGCTGGTGATCAACTCTTCGTTCCAGATGTGGTGAGCCGTGTTCTCGATTTCCCTTTCTGCCCTGAGAGCCTCAGCCTTCTCCAGCTTTAGCAGCCGCGAGTTGGTCTCGTCGAGATTCTTGGTCAGACTGTCGTTGGCCTCTAGGAGATCGGAAATAGTTTCATCCCTCTCATCGATCTCCTTCTGCATCTCAGCCCTAACCTCATCAACGATCTGTTGGTACTCCTCAGGGTGCTCGACTTTATACTCATTTCTATCCATTCTCTTTCTCACCTCCTTCTTTTTAGGTTTAACCATCGTTGACAATCTATCCACAGCATGACCGAAAGATCCAATCCTATCGATCAACCCAACATCCAACGCTTTCTGACCGATAAAGATTTTCCCCTCAGCCATGTCACCCAGTACCTTCTCCTTCTCAACCCCTCTATTCTGAGCCACCATATCCACAAACATCGTGTAATAGTGGTCGAGGCGCTCTTGGATATACTTGCGGGATTGGTCGTCGAGGGGGGCGGAGTCGTGGCCCATAGCCTTGTACTTCCCCGAGTACAAGTAAGTTTTCTTCACCCCCATCTGCTCCTGCTGTTTAGAGTAATCATAGTGAGCCGCTAAGACTCCTATACTGCCCACCCTCGACACCGAATTGCTTACAATCTCGTCCGCCGCACTCCCTATCATATATGCCGCACTTGTCATTTGTCCATTAGCGTAAGAGACCATCGGCTTTACACCCCGATACGAATGAATCAATTCGGCGACATCGAAGGGGCCGTCCACGGAACCACCTGGCGAATCTATGTCGAACAGCAGACCTTTGACCTCCTTGTCCTCCATCGCCACCTGAATATCCCTCATCAGCAGTTCAGCACTCGTCCCACCGCTGATCATAGTGAAAAGGTTCATCTTCTTGGCGATGGTCCCATAGACAGGCAACACACATATACCATTGTCTAGACAGTAGGGGCCGTCAGGGCGGTCTTGATTCTTCTTGATTCTAGCCAACTCTCCTTCGGTCAATTCAACTTGCCCTCCACTCACCCGAACGCCTAAAATCTTGTGCATGTTCTCCAGAGCTTCCTGAGTAATCGCCCAATACTCCTCATTCAAGAAATCGATCAGATGTCCGTATGTCAAATCTTCGCTCCTCGCTCCTTTACGCCAACTATCTTGACAGATAGCATGGCGCTGTTTCTGGTCTTTGTATTCGTTGGCTAGGGCTCGGTGGCAGCGTGAAGTAAAATCCTTATTAGATTCGCCCTTCTTAGGTCTCGGAATCGGCATCTCACTATTCTCCTTACTTTGCAGGAGTCTTAGGTTTCTTTTTGGGAGATGGTTCTATGCGCTTCTCTTGCAGCATTTCGTCGTCTTCGGGGTCAGTGAGGCGCGGAAACATCTCCTCCTCCGTCGCATGTTGCAATCTGAGTTCCCTATAATTACCGAATCCCATCCTCTTAGCCAGCTGGGCTTTGGG